ATCCTAGTCCTGACCGAACGCATCCAACTGGATGAGGACATCACCAACAAGGGTGAGGCCAAGCCTGAACAGATCGCGCGTCTCTTCATCGCTGCCTGCAAACAGCGGCGGGTTGAGCCAAGGAATATCGCTGTGGACCATACGGGTGGTGGTGGCGGCTTCAGCACGGCGCTGGCGCTCTTGTGGTCAAACGCCTTCCTCAAGGTACAGTTCCAAGAGAAGGCAAGTGATGCGGCTGCATCCAACACCGACGCTCGTCCCTCTCATGAGGTGTACGTGAACAAGAGATCGGAAATCTGGTACTCGGGCCGGGAATTCATCCGCAGCGGTCAATGGAAGCTTGGGGACTCCCCGCACACCAAAGAGTTGATGCTCGACCTCACCAATGCCTTGTACGAGCCTGTTGGCAAGAGGATCCGAGTGGAAGCCAAGGAGAAGATGAAGCTCCGTATCCAACGGAGTCCTGACGATGGAGATTCGGCGCTCCTTGTTCTTCATCTTTGCAGACAGAGGCTGGGAATGTCCTCTGTGGAGAAAGCTGCCAAGGTGGAAAAGAGGGGTGTGGACATGGTGCAGCAGATGATGGACCAAGGATTTGAGAACCTGTTCCGAAAAGGCAGTAGGAGACCCACTTCAGCAGATTTGCAGCATAGCGGCCCGTCTTGGGCTTGACACCTACTGACGGGGAAGGTAGAACTACGCATCATGGGTAGTCCAAATGCACCGCTTTTTGTCCCTCCACACCTGAAAAGTCAGGTCAACCACTCAACTGAATCCCAGTTCTGGGATGAGTCCTTCGAACCAGCCCATGACTTCCTCCTTCTGGAGAGAATCTACGAGTACAAGGGGGCCATGCACATCCCGGACTCCGTGGTGGACAAGTCCCAAGTGACCATCGTACATGCCGTTGGTCCGGGTGGAAGGATGCCAGATGGCAGCTTTAACATACCCGTCTTCAAAGTGGGACAACGGGTCTTCATCAAGGCTAGTGCTGGTATCAAGTTCCAGCAGAAGGGCAGCGATCGTCACTTCATCCTAGTCCATGACTCCGATGTGTTGGGAACCTTCAAAACTCCTCCCAAGGTCGATGTACAATCCGCTGTGGATGCCATGGCCCCTCTCATCAGTGGTGAAGCAAGCCCTGAATGCTGATGCTCCAAGAAATCACAGAAGTCTGCCGGGAGATGGAGGAGTTTCTCCTCTCCAAGAACCAGTCCTACGGCAACTCCGTGGCCGATCCGGTGAGGATCTTCCACAAGGGAAGTCCCATGGACGCCATCAACGCCCGCATTGATGACAAGCTCAGCAGGCTGGCCCGTGGCTGCACCTCTCAGGAGGACACAGAACTGGATCTGATTGGCTACCTCATCCTCAAGCGAGCCATGGAGAGGAAGGCCAGGAAACTTGGGAACCCGCTGTACACCTGATGCTCATCCTCACAGGATTCAACCGTTCCATGATGGAGTGTGGCACCTACTGTGTGCGCTCTGTCGAGCGGTACATCACCAAGTATCCCAAGTACCACTTCGCTGTAGAGGCCGTCCCTGAAGGGTTCACTCGTCCTGCAAGTTGGTACAAGGTAAACGCGATCCTTAAACACCTCAAAGACCACGACTTTGTTTTGTGGCTGGACGCTGACAGTTTGATTGTTGGAGTTGAGGACATTGGCAAGATGCTGGGAGACAAGACGCTCAACATCGCCCGCGACAAACATGGAGTGAACCACGGCATTGCGGCATGGAAGAACTGCCCTGAGGCTTTCTGGGCGTTGGAAACCATGAACCGGGCCTATGACAAGTGGCAAGACGGTATTTGGCATGAACAGCACGCCCTGATGGAACTGGAGGGCCAGATGAATATCTGCTACCAGCCCAAGGTAAAGTTCAACGCCTACCCCGAAGACATCGACAGCACCACACAGATTCTCCACTTCCCCGGAATGCTGCCACATGACCGTCTGCCATTGATGGAGCAAGCGTATCACAAACTCATCGCATGAGCGTATCTTTGATCATACCGGCCTTCTCTTATGGACCACCTCTTCAGAGGTCATGGGACACCTTCAAGCATGTCTGTGATGAACTAATTATCATCTCCACGGCATTCTGGGAAAAGGATCGTGAGGCCATGCGCAAGATCACGGACAAGGTGGTGATTCTGGACTGGAATCACACGATGATTCACGGCTTCGGTGACATGATGAACCGTGGCACAACCTCTGCAAAGAATGACTGGTTGATGCTTTTTGGGGTGGGAGAGACCTTCGAGCATTCCCATGTGGGAGACCTCAAGGAGTCCATCCTTAAAACAGATCCAAAACTGGTGCTTCGGGTGGATCATGAGAATGATCCGAACCGTTGGACCAGAATCTGGAATAGAACCTCAGGAAACCAATGGTCCGGGGTGATTCACGAGGCGATCACTGGCCCTCATGGACCTGTGGTGATGCGTATGCGGGACACGCCTAAAGAGCCCAGAGAGGACAAGTACGAGCAGGAAACCCTGCGCTTCCTGAAGCTGTGCCTTTATCACGAACAATATAGACGGCTTCGTGAGGACAATTCCCTTCTTGGGGCAACAGATCCCGGATGGATTGATTTTTGCAATGGAGGCAAGGAATCCAACGATGCCTTCATGCTTGAGCACCAAGAGATGGTCCAGTCCATCCGTGACGGTGACTTGGAAAAGTTCCTTGGTTTGGTCCGCATCTCACTGGATGGCTCCAAGCTGGCCATCGGGGTGAACTTTAATCCCACAGGTGAACCCATGTCTGCTGGCGCATGAAAGACACCCTCACCAGACTCCAAGAACAACTCAGGAACTGCGGTTCCCGTGTTCCAACCAAGAACGTGGAGCCATCCTCCCGGCTCACGGAACTTGGGATTGACTCTCTGGATGTGGAAGAACTAGTGATGATGGTCGAGGAGGAGTTTGGTCTGGAAATTTCCCATATTGAATCCCAGTCCGTCAAAAACCCCGCCGCCACAGTTCAGGATTGGGTGGATTTCATCGACGCACGACTATGATTTTTAACGTAAGCATTGCCATCATAAGCGTTTTGTGCTTTGATGGCGTCACCATGCAAAAAGATCATGAAATCCAAGCTACCAAGGGAATTCTTTGCGAAGATCGGAAGGAAGGGAGGGGTAATTTCGAAAAGGAAGATAACTCCAGAGCAGCAGATCAAAATGCAGGCTGGGAGACTCTCACGAAAGGAAAAGTAAGAAAGGACTTTTCAGGATTAAAAGTCAATCGAATTGAAGTATTGTCATATGAGGGGCAGAACAAAAGCTCACAATCAGTTTGGCTGTGTCGGTGTGACTGCGGAACTCTGTTCAGGTCTGTTGGAAAGGACGTGGTAAAAGGACACACTAAATCTTGTGGGTGTTGGCAGAGAGAGGCTCGCATTATTACACATACCACTCATGGTCAAAGCAAGTCTCCTACATGGGTCTGCTGGGTAGAAATGCTTAAAAGATGCAGGAATACAAAATTTGTGCATTTCAAGCATTATGGAGGCAGGGGCATTACTGTTTGTGAGCGATGGCTGACTTACGAGCAGTTTATTCAAGATGTAGGCGAGAGACCAACAAAAGGTCATACGCTTGACCGTTGGCCAAATAACGATGGAAATTATGAGCCCGGCAACGTTCGGTGGGCCACTTGGATTGAACAAGGATCGAACAAAAGGAATAACCGAATAGTGCGGATAAATGAAGTCCAAAAAACATTGGCTCAGTGGTGCAGGGATTTTAGTATCAACCCGAAGACTGTATACAGCAGGCTTTCTTGTGGATGGAATGAAGTTGATGCAATCACAAAACCCATCAGCTCAATATGAGTTCTAATTCTATTTGGGGTTCATGGGACATTCCTAGAATGACTGGAGACGCGCTAATGGAGCGTATTTTGGGATTATTTCATACGCTGGCAGCGCAATCAGTAGGGACCCCTCAATTCCAACCAAACTCAGGATTGAGCCAACAAAAAGACCAATTCTGTTTTCTTGCAACCTTGTTTCACTTTGCCCAGCCAAAGCTCATTGTTGAGGTAGGAACGGCCCAAGGAGGCTCGTTCGCTGCATGGTGTGAACTTGCGCCACCAGACGCCACTCTCATTGCTGTAGACCGCTGTTTGGACGATTGCAGGCCACGACCGGGAGATCCAGTCCATTCCTCTGTCTACCATGGACCCTTGCGAAGCACCTCAGAAGGTGGCGGAATCCATCATTTGAAGAAGAAGGGGCAGAAAGTCATTGGAATCAATGGCTGGACCCACGACCCCAAGACGCAGGAACAACTAATGTCCGCTCTAAATGGTCGAAAAATTGACTTCCTCTTCCATGACGCGAGCCACAGCGCTCACATGACCCGCGAAGACATGGTGTGGATGTGGCCGCTGGTGGCTGAAGGCGGAATCCTTGCCCTACATGACATCCAGCCTTCAGCGCATCCTGACTGTGACAAGTCAGTGGCGTACCAAGAGATGGTGGAAACACTCGACTACTCGGCGCGCTACGAGTTCTGCGGCAACCGAAACGACGACTCCATGGGAGTGGGCATTATAATACGATGAAAAAAATCAGTATCATAATCCCGACGTACAAAACGTGGCGATGGACTGCCATCTGCATCCATGCCTTCAAGACCTACGGTATTCCAGTAGAGTCAGAGATCATCCTTGTGGATAACGCCCCGGACTCTCCCATGATTAAGTCGATCACGGAGACGGAACTGGGAGAAGGAGTGAAGGTGCTCCAAGGAGAGCGGGATTTTTATTCCCATGGAAGGGGCTATGACCTCGCCTTCGAGGAATCTACGGGAGACTGGATCTTCTGCGCTGAAACAGACAGCTTCCCCACACGTCACGGGTGGTTTGATGACTTCGTGAAGAAGTCTGCTGACTACGACCTCATTGGCCCTGAAGTGCCTCAATCGAGTGGGAAATACATCCACCCCGCAGGAGCGGCTTATCGTCGCGTTCTTGTGGAATCGGCCATTGGCTGGCAGCGCAATCATCGCAATTGGGTCTTCTGCCCCGGAGCAGCGGTGGAGCTAGGAACTTCGGACAAGGGCTATCACGTAATCGCCAACAAAAACTGGCTCAGCCACCAAAGCCCATCGGAAGCACTGGTGGAGCAGATTGCCCTCTGGAAGAGGGCTGGTCCCTTTCAGGAGATGCGCTCTTTTGACGAGGACACATGGGATTCCTATCCCCACCGTACAGGCATTGTGAACTGGGAGCCAAATCCTGACATTCCGGCCTACAACAAGATTGGCTATGAGAGCGGGCAGTGGCTCAGCTACTACGCCCAGAGTCACGATTTCCGTGTATTCAAGGCTCCCACGGAGATCCACTGGATGCCGGGCCATGAAGGGGGTCAGGCGGCGTTTTCCACGGTCTTTGGTGGCTTCACCCATGTTTGGTGCGGAACTGTGTCCAACCTGCCCAATGACATCGCCAATGATGTGCGGGCGTTCAAGCTGGCCAAGATGAACCAGCTCTTCGAAGCGCTCCCTGAACACATCCGAACCAAGATTGAGGAACTTGAGAAGCAATACCCATGAAACCAGAAACGCCATGGTTGGTTGATGAAACCCAGACACGGATTGGAAGGGATGTGCAGATTGCTGCCTCTGCCCGAATCATGCCTTGGGTGAACCTGTACGAGTGCGTCATTGGCGAAGAGGTCTTCATTGGACCCTTCGTTGAACTTGGCGGAGTCAAGGTAGGGGATTACACCCGAATCTCCTCCCACTGCTACGCCTGTCCCGGAGTGGAGATTGGCCAGCACTGTTTCATTGGCCATGGCGTCATGTTCAGCAACGACCTGTACACCCAACCATCCAAGTACGACCACATCAAGGATCTGGCCGGAACATGGGAACTTCGTAAGACGCGCATAGGAAATCGGGTCCGCATTGGATCTGGGGCCGTGATCCTTCCAGTCAACATCGGGGACGATTGCGTGATAGGTGCTGGCAGTGTTGTCACTGGGGACGTTCCATGTGGAACAACGGTCATGGGTAATCCAGCCCGAATCTCACTCAAGCGCACACCAGAATGAAATTCCGCCACTCGGGTGACTGGGGTGATGCACTCCATGCGATGGCACTCATCAAGGAGTGCTCTGGAGGTCCCCACTCCCTTTTCCTTGTAGACCGGCAATGCACCAAGCCCATGACATCACGGGCACATGGGATCATGCCTCTCCTGCGATCACAGCCTTACATCAAGGAGTGCAAGTGCTCTGAGGAGCATGTGGATGTGGACTTCTCTGAGTTCCGCACCTTCCACGACGCCACCGACACCCTGCTCGCTGCACAACGGAACTATGTGAACCGTCGCTACAAGCTGGGCCTGAAAACCAGAGGTGAGGAACCTTGGCTGCTGGACATCGAGCCCAACTCCAAGATGGAGGGAAAGGTCATCATGGCTCGCTCTCCCCGGTACAACAATGCCTTCTTCCCATGGAAGGAGATTGTGGATCACTATGGGGATCGTCTCCAGTTTGTGGGCCTACCAGCAGAGCACGCCACCTTCTGCCGCCTCTACGGACAGGTGGAATACCTGCCTACTCCTGACTTCCTTGTGCTGGCCCAGAACATCGCTGGAGCCGATCTCTTCATCGGCAACCAGTCTGCTCCCCTCTCTGTAGCTGAGGGGCTGAAACACCGCCGCATCGTAGAAGTCTGCCTGTCCGTCTGTGATGTCATCTTCAAGTCAGAAACCGCTCAATGGGTGGCGGATGGCTCTTGCTACCTTCCTGATGTGGCTGGATCTGGTGAGAAGCACCTTCCTGTAAAGCTCATCCCCATGAAGAGCCTGAGTGAGGTCAACATTGGCTGCCCTCCCAAGAGCGGCTGGTGGTACGGGAACATGCAGAGCACCTCCCTTCGTAACCTTGCTGACCGTGTGAGAGGCATGGATCACTCCCTGACCATTGATGAAGCAAGGAAGGCCGTCCTGACCTTCACCATGGGCAAGAATCCCCACGAGTTCGCTGACAAGGGGAAGATTCTGATCCTCAATCTCTTCAAGAAAGCCATGCAGAAGGCAGGCTACCCCGTGGAAGAACCTGTTGAGGTCTAGGCGTAGAAAAGCCGTAACCACCTAACAACAAGGCGGTTACGGCAGAGGAATCAACCAAGAAAGAAGCTTAGACCGTGGGAGCGTTGAAGGGAGCAGCCCACACGCCATTGGGAGGATCCGCAGGCTGGGTGGTCTGGGTCACAACATCGCCAGCGACGGACCAGTAGGTGGTAGGCTCGCCAGCATCACCGGCCCAGCGAAGCTGAAGGACGGGAGTACCTTCCACCATCACCACACGGAAGGCTCCGTCGATGAGGTCACGGGAGGCAAGGGAACGAAGGTAGGCGTAAAAAGTCATGGAGGTAGAATGAGTTGGGATTGATTCCTTTTAGACGACAGGATTGTGCTAGACGACTCATTTTCTGTCAATCACAAACCTTTGGGCTTGACTAGGTACGCATCGTGCGCAGTTAATATGCTCCATGCTTGCCCTGATTATTCCGGTATCCAAATCGGACGCCCACCTTCTCCCGACCTTTGTTCAAGCCTGTCAGCATCTGGGTCATTTCGGGAAACACCGGGTCATTTTCGTGCCCACGCTGGAGATGAAGGATGCTCCTGAAGTGTCTCTGGCAGCAGAGCACATGAAGGATGTGTCTGATGATGTGAAGATTGTCCCGCTGAAGTTCACTCCTGAAGGAGGCTGGCCCAAGGCTTGCAACCAGCACTTCAACGCCACTGTTCACATTGGTTCATCTACGGGATGCAACTGGTACTTCTGCGAACTTGATACCACCCCCATGGTGGCAGATTGGCTGAACATCCTTGAGACGGATCTCAACATGTCAGGCAAGAACTACATGGGCTCTGTGGTTCCCACGAGGTTCGAAGAAGGCATCAAGGGGGATCACATGGTGGGAAGTGCCATCTATGCCCACAACATGGGACAGACTGCTTCTCTCTGGAAGTTCTGTCACGCCCAGAGCAAGACCCCGTTTGACATCTACCACCGTGATGAACTGCGCCCACGCTGGCATGCTTCCAAGTTCATGCAGCACATGTGGTCCACGGTGAACTACCGTGAGGTGGACGGTAGGACCATTTGCGATCCCCATCCCGACAATCCCAAGGGCTCAGACCATTCTGGAGAAGTTCGTGATAACGCCGTAGTCGTTCATGGCTGCAAGGACGGTTCACTGGCCCAACTTATCCTCTCCAAGCCACCCCGTGTTCTGGAAGGCGCGGCATCAGGTATCAAACCAGTTCAGAAGGTATTTTTCAGTGGAAATCCTGAAGTGTGGCGACTGGAGAAGCCAAAGGCAGAAGGACAGGACGAAACAGTAGTGACTCAAACTCCTGCTCCCGTGGCTTTTCAAGAGGAAGTGACGCCGGAAAAGCACTTCGAACGGCTTTGCGAAGCCCTTGGATTGTTCCACGAGGAACACTTGGACATCTACCAGTCCCTTCTCGACCGAATCAAGGCTCCCACAGAGGATTTGGCTGAGGAACCTGTGTCAGAGGTGGTAGAAGAGGTGAAAACCGCTCCAGAGGCCCCAGAATCGCAGGAAACGCCCGTTGAGATACCTGCTCCCATCGTGACTCCTCCTCCCGTGGTCCTTGAGGCCCCTGTTGAGGTAGCTTTCCCAACACTGGAAGACATCCTTGCTTCCAAGGGGAATGGATCCCTTCGCTTCTCCTTGGTGATGGCTCAATTTCAGATCCCGCCAGCGCAATCGGTGAAGTTCAAAGGTCACCTCAATGACCTTGGGTTCATCATCAACAAACTGGGCTGGATGACAGAGCCTGTTTCTGGGCAAGCGTCTTTTGCTACCGCTTGATTGACGGTCAGGTTATTATCCTGCCATGGCCATTACTCCTCCCAACACTGTTACCACAGAAAACACCTCAGCGATCCCCGGTGTGTCGGAGGATGGCAAGACCATCACCAAGCAGGGGAGGATCAAGGATCCCCAGTCGGCCATCAATGTGTGTGAGACCATGCGGAGGGATGATCAACTTGCTGCCTTCAACCGCACCAAGGTTCAGGCCATGTTTGACGGCCTTCCCCCACGGTCTCAGGCTGAGATGCAGCGACTTGGGCAGGGGAACTGCGCCAACGCCAACTGGGGTCAAGGGATTGAACTCTTGGAAGAAGCCAAAGCCCCCTATCCCGGCCTCATCCAGAACACGGAGATCCTATGCTCTCTCCCGTTGAAGAACGATTTCGGGGACGAGAACCTGCGAACCGACTGGCAGCCCATCATTGAGGAGGAGTTTACCGTCATGCTCAGGAAGTGGAGCGGGTTCTACCCCAACTTCCTCCAACTGGTGCATCAGGTGAAGGCTCACGGGGTGGGGGTCATGTATTGGGAAGACGCTCTGGATTGGCGATTCTCCGTGGATGGGCTTCAGCGCTTCAAGTTCCCCCGTAACGTCAAACCGGACGCGGACTTCATCGAGATGTGTGGCTGTGAGGTCTCCATGCTGCCGCACCAGCTCTATGCCCGTATCCGCAACCCGGAGATTGCAGAGAAACTGGGATGGAATGTTGAAGCCTGCCGCAAAGCACTGGTAGACGCTCAACCGAATCTACCCCAATACACCGACTGGGAATGGTGGGAACAGCAGTTCAAGAACAACGACTACCTCATGTCCTTCAACGGACAAGGAGAGCAGCCCACAGTGAACGGGTGGTACCTCTGGGCCAAGGAGGCTGATGGTACGGTCTCTCACTATTTTGTGAACCGGGACAATCCGGGACAGGACTTCCTCTTCAAGAAAGAGGGCAGGTTCTCCAGCATGGGAAGCCAGATGGTGCTCTTTACCGATGACGTGGGTTCCAATGGGACGCTCCATTCCATCCGTGGACTGGGGCAGGTCATCTTCTCCAAGGTCTTGGCTGACAATCAGATCTACAACCGCATGGTGGATCTGGCGGTCTTTACCTCCACGCCCATCTTTGAGCAGGCCGATGAGGATAGCCTGATGACAGACGCCTTGATCCCCGTGGGGGCTTTCAATGTCCTTGGAAGTGGATGGAAGTTCCCTGATCGTCAGATGCCAGACTACAGCCGGTCCCTGATGCCCATGATTGAGACCTTGCGGGATCGCATGCTCTCCGCCTCCTCACGCTACACCCAGACGGCCCCCACCCTCCAAGGACGCCAGCCTTCCACCAAGTACGGGGAACAGGTGCGCCAAAACAGCCTTGCCGCCCTGTCTGATGCGCAGATCAACCTCTTCATGGCCCCATGGGAACGTGGTATGAAGAACATCGTGCGTCGTGTCACCCGCAAGAACTACATGAATATGGAGCCGGGAGGACATGAGGTGGCGGAGTTCAAGCGCCGTTGCCTCATCCGGGGCGTTCCCACCGAGGCCATTGAACACATTGATGTGGATTCAGTGCGCGTAGTCATCCCCCTTGGAGCAGGCTCACCAGCAGCCCGCACGATGATTCTGGAACAGTTGCTGCCCATCATGCCATCCTACGACCAGACGGGTCAGGCGTACTTCCGCCGTGACTACACGGTGGCTGTGGCTGGGGTACAGGCAGCCAACCGCTACGCCCCTGCCAGTGGTATCATGCGGACTCCCATGGATGTTCCTCTGGCCACCCTCCAGAACTCCAGCCTGCGTGAAGGATTCCCCCAGCCGGTGTACGACACGGACAACAACCTTGTCCATGCCCAGACCCACCTTTCCGGGGAGAACGGCATCCAGAGCATTGTCATGCAGATGCAGCCGGAAGGACAGATGCCCATCACGGAGTCCATCCCCCAGCTTGAACCGCTCTATACGCACGGCATGGAGCACCTCCAACTGGCAGATCCCAACAATCCGCTCACCCGAGAACTCACCCAAGAGTACCAGCGGGTCAGTGGCATCCTTCACAACGGGGCCTTGCAGCTTCAGAAGCTCGAAGAACAGGCTGCTCGTGACGCAGAAGGTGGCCTAGGATCGCAGAACGGCCAGATGACGGGCGAAGGTGGACCAGAGCAAGGAAAGGGCATGAAAATCATCCAGAGCGTGCTGGAGAGCCAAGCAAAGCTCAAGATCATCCGCGAGAAGGCTGAGTTGGAGAACCAGATCAAGCGGGAGAGAGCAAATCAGGATATGGCCATTCGTGATGCCCAAGCCGCCTATGACCTGAGGCGCAAGGCACTGATGGAGACAGCCGCATAATTCATGACACCCAAAGAATTCAGAGAACGAGTACCGCTCAGGGATGCCCTGCAAGCCTTCCTGTCCACCCCGGCAGGAGTCGAGACCATCAACACCTTGGAGAGGATGCAGCGCCCTGCCCGCATCACCGTTCCGGGACTCTCTCCCAGCGAGTACACGACCCTGATGGGAACTGTGCAGATCTTCCAGACAGGGTGGAATGAGTGCCTCAATGCCATGAAACTCCTCACCAAGGCTCCCAGAACCGGAGAGCCAGAAGTTGTGGAGGAAGCCTACAACTACCTTCTGCCACCTGACGCCACCAAGCCTGTTTCCAACACCTAACCACCTACCTTTATGCCTGACGCACCCGCTGCTGCTCCCATGGTTCCCAATGGACCCCCTCCCAATGCCGTGGACCCACGGTCATCCCAACGTCCTGCATGGGCTGACAAGCAGGCCAATGATGTGGCTGCCGCCAAGGAACGCCTTGGACTAAGTGGTAACAGCAGCTTCCTGGATCGCGTGATGGCCAAGACCAGTCCTGATGCTGAACCGAAGAAGGATGCGCCACTGGACACCCGTGGCACCAAGGTTCTTGGGAAGGATCAGGTCAACCAGCCTGCCAAAAAGGTGGAAATCAAGGAGAACGCCCCTCCTGAGAAAGCCTCGTCTGCTGAAGCCATTGAAAGCCTGCTCAATGGGGAGATTGAAGCGGCTGATCTGGCCAAGGAAAAGGGCAAGGAAGAGTTGAAGTCCAAGGATGAACCCAAGGACGATGAACTGGAGCCCAAGGCCAAGGATCCCGCCCAGCAGGACAAGGGTGAGGAGCGCAAGGCCTACAAGTGGGGCGAGCTGAAGAAAGCTGCCAATGAAAGAGACGAGCTTATTCCTCAAGTTGCTCAGTTGAAGGCCGAGAATGAGGAGTTGAAGAAAGTATCCAAACTCAAGGAATACGAAGAACTCTCTAAAAAATACGAGGAGACCAGCAGCAAGCTGGCCGCATTCGACGTGAAGGAGTCCCCGGAGTTTCGTGAGCATGTGATGCAGCCCATTGATGAACGCTACGGGCTGCTTGAAGGGCTGGCCAAGGAGTACAAGCTGGACATGGAAGCCATCGAGAAGGCTCTTGCGCTGCCTGAGAAGGTGGCAAGGAACCGTGCCATAGCCAAGATCCTTGCCGAGAGTGAGGATCCTATTGATTCGGTGTCACAGGCAGATGCCGCCCGTGCCGCCAGTGAGATCTTTGAACTCCGCCAGTACGGTACGGAACTCCAGAAGAACGCTAAGGCAGCGCTGGAGGCCATGAAGCTGGAGCGGGAGAAGAGTGATGGAGAGAAGACTGCCAAGCAGCAGAAGGAGTTTGCTGACACCGCAAAGATTACGTGGGATCGCCTCACCAAGGCTGTTCCCTACCTCAAGGAAAACCCTGCTGAAGCCAAGGCCATCTTTGAAGCACTCAAGCCCGAGGAGATGGGGAAGGCCCCTCCTGCCATCCAAGCCTACAATGCCTACGCCGGTCAGATCCTCACCCGACTGCTGCCCCAGCACAAGCAGGCCATTGCCGCCAAGGATGGTCGTATTGCAGAGTTGGAGAGTCGGATCTCAGAACTGACCAATGGTGGACCCTCCATCAACGGTGATCAGCCAAGAAGTGAGCAGAATGGTCACCAGAACCCGCTGATGAGGCCACAGGGTGTCTCCATGGCTGACTGGATTCTGGCGAAGAGTAACGGCAGGTAAGTTACCAACAGTTACCAGTATCTGAAGACTGCTTCTTTACTGGTGAACTTTGAGAACACGGCACAGTTCTCCCATTGCTGGGAGAGACCATGTAACTGAAAACGCTTCCCCACCGGAGCCACCCTGAGTTTCCGTCACACAAGGATTCAAGATCCTTGTCCGGGAGAGCGCCACGGTGCAGATGCATGCTAACGACGCTTGTGATTCTCCCGGCATGTTCCCCCTCAGTTTCCTGAGGCATCGCTTTTACCCAGCCTGCTTGTCTCAAATCCGGCTGGAACCGTTACTGTGTAAATCCAGAGTCCAACGGGCAGGGCTTGATACCTGCTTGGCCAATTTTCTCCCGAACAGCGATCAACCTGTCCTTGTCAGGCTACCGGCTGGCACACGACCGCGACCGGCATGCTTCTGGGATTGGACTGTACTCTCGTGGCATTCCGCTTGGCTCGGAGCCTTGTCTCCGCGTGTCCTTCCACGCCGCCGCTGGACTCTGGATTTACTGAGAAGGCTGAAGTGGAGCGCCGCCGACTCGAACGGCAGTGGCTAGACCGTCACTCGCCCCATTTCAACCTTCTCTACACCCTCTCCGGCCCGAGTTGCCCACGCAGGGACTCTACCAGAATGTCGCAGAGGGATTCTGCCAAACAAAAGAGCCGAGCAGGGGTGGAGTCCTAGCTCGGCTCAGTTGAGGGTTGCTCAAGTGGTCGAATCGCTTCGACTCCACCGAAGCAACCCTTTTGGTCTGACAGAAGAATGGGGTAATCCGCCAATACCCGCAACTATTTTCTGGACTTTTTACACACCTCCATTAATCATGTGTTCAGCGCGAGGTAATTAACCTCGAAAACCTCTCGGACTTAGCGCAGTTTGGGAACCCTAGAGCTTAAAGCACACGACGGCCTAGCTCGGCTTGTCACCCTGTTCTCCCTCGTTCGGCAGGCCCCATGATGGGCTCCGACTGCAACAGCAGTGCTTTGTCTCCTACCGGAGGCCCTTGTCCAGCGCGGGAATCACTCAACCGTTCCCAACCGATCCGCTGGATCATCCCCAAAATGGCTAATCAAGACGACTTGTTCGCAACAGAGGCACTCCGTATGGAGGGCGAAATCGCAGAAGTGGGACGCTATGTGTCCCCCTTCTCCACCGTGCTGGAAAAGGGAGTGGCTCCCGATGGCATGGGATTTAACTTCCAATCCGTGGTGAATGAACGGTCCATCCCGACCTCCACCTACGACTGGCAGGAACTACAGGCCAACGACGGAACAGGCAACACCTGTGCCCCGAACGCCGACATCATCCGCCCCGCCCGCTCCATCAAGGACTGGGCACTGGAACAGCTTGCCTTCAACAGCAACCAGATCTGCGTGGAAGACATTCGCCGCAGCTACAACCGCGCCCAGCAGGCACAGGCAGACCGCGACAACTTCCGTGACAACATCATCGACACATGGGAGATCAAGGACCGCCGCGAATACACCAAGTGGGCACGCTGGAAGTACGTGGCGGCAGAAGGCATGCCCTACACGGATCAGAGCATCGAGTTCCCCCTTGTACCGGCCACCAGCCCGCTCACCGCAGGCACCCTCCGCACAATCCGCAGCCGCATGATCCGAGACGGTGCAGGCCGTCGTGGCAGCTACGCCAAGTCCGATGGAGCACCGGTCTTCATCGTCTTCATGAGTTCCGAACAACAGGAAGGAATCCTGCTCCGGGACAACGAAGTGCGGCAGGACTACCGCTGGGCCGAACCCAAGGAGCTGCTGAAGCCCTTCGGCATGGACCGCACCTATCAGGGCTGGTACCACACCATTGACGACAAGCTGCCCCGCTACGACTTCGAAGGCGGAGCATGGGTAGAACGCCCCTTCTATGTGAACACCCCGACCACCATCGGGGAGAGCGCCGAATTGAACCCAGCCTACGAGACGGCAGGGTACGAGGATGTCATCGTGTTCCACCCAGATGTGGTGACGAGGATGGTGCCTTCCAGCTTCACGAGTGGTGGAGGCGGGACCCAGTTCGACCCGATCAACTATGGGGGCGAGGTGCGCTGGGTGAATTTCCCATCGTACACCAGTGAGTACTACAACATCGACGGGAACACCGGGTTCTTCCGGGCGAGGTTGACTGCTGGGTATAGACCGCAAACTACCAGATACGGATATGTGTTGAGGGTCAAGCGGTGTGTCAACCAGACCTGGTCGCTAGTTGGCTGTTCCTGAACGAGTTATGAACCTTTTACTGCCCTACAGAACGTTCTGTAGGGCAGTATTTGTTTACAGAATGTTCTTGCATCTTATAACCTTTTGCGCCATCATGGGCGCACCCCCAGCCGATGACAGTCGGAATGGAGGTGCTAACTCAACCCATGATCTTACCATGAGCCAAGATGTAGATATTAACGTCGAAGAAACCGTTTCGTTCAACTTGTCCGAAAAAGACATTGAGAGGTTTCACTCAAAATATTCCAAACATGCTGCGCAGAACTGCTGGAACTGGAAGGCTGGCTGTTTCAGCACGGGCTATCCAGCATTCAAGGTTAACGGAAAGACTGTTCACGGAAATCGTGTGGCCTATTTTTTAGGAAATGGTCCCCTTGAAAAGGGAAAGGTTGTGCGTCATTCGTGCGACAACCCAAAGTGCGTGAATCCATTCCACCTCTTAATTGGATCGCATCAGGATAATATGCGAGACATGGTTGAAAGAGGAAGGTCTGCGAAAGGAAATAAAAACGGAACTCGTCTCTACCCCGAGAGACTGAAGAGAGGTGAGGATCACCCCGGATTCAATAATCCCGGCATGTATCATCGCGGGGATGAGCATTGGACTCACAAGAAGCCCGAGCTACTTAAGCGCGGCTCAGACCATGGTTCCGCCAAACTGAACGAGGAAAAGGTTCTTGCGATTCGTGCAAAATTCGCTGCTGGGGGAGTATCAAAAGCTGCCCTCGGAAGAGAATATGGTGTAAACGAGTGCATGATCGGATTTATCATTCGCCGAGAAAAGTGGACCCACATCTAACTATCCCCTCCCATGCCTGAAATGCCCGAAATCGATCTGCCGGACGGATTTGGTCCCCCACAAGGGACTGAGCCCGGACAAGACTATGAAGCTGTGGTCGTTCTCAGGGAGAAGCCCAATGGCAAAACCTGCGTCGTGTCCTTGGATGGAAGCCGGTACCAATCCGAGGATGACGACTACGACGAAGAGGAAGAAGTAGAAACCACCGAAGAAGTTGTGGAACAACCTGCTGGCCCTGATCTGGGGTTTGCCAACCGGCTCATGCAATGACCTTCGCCAACGGCCTCCAACCTCAACAGGGTGATTCCGACTGGATCCTCTGGGCCAAGATCACCCAGATGCTGGCCGAGGGTCATGCCACGGAGAATCCACCCGGAAACTTCGCCAACGGCATCTACCCCCAAGGCGATGACACGGACCACCAGTTCTACGCCAAATCAGCGGCCCTGACCTACGCATGGGACCAATCCTCCTAGACTATGGCCCTCGACTACTTCCCCTACGCTGAACCCTCACAGGGGGATACGGACCACGATCTCTTCCTGAAGATCGCCACAGCCCTGTACTTGGTCCAGCAGCAATCCCCGACACAAGGGGCGGCAGTGGCTAGTCTGGGTGGAGTAGGAGATCTGGCAGCAGTACGGGACAAGGTGGATGAACTTCTGGTCTCCCTGCGAAACGCCCAAGTAATCGCTACCTAGACCTCCATGGCCTTCCCCTATCCACCTCCCAGCCAGCAGGACAGCGATCACTTCCTTTTCCTCAAAATCGCGGCTGCCCTGTATGAGATCCAGTCAGGCGGCGGCGGTGGAGGCGGTGGCACAGTCACTTCTGTAGGCTTAGCCCTACCTGTTTCAGTATTCTCCATCTCAGGAAGCCCTGTCACAACCACAGGAACTCTCACTGGTTCCTTCACCAACCAGACGGCCAATCGGGTCTTTGCAGGGCCTTCTACAGGCGCTCCTGCGGCCCCTACGTTCCGTGCTTTGGTGGCGGCCGACATGGTAGCGGCTGGATCTGCTGGGCAAGTCCAGTACAACAACGGTGGTCCTCTGGGAGCCGATGCTGGCCTGAGCTATTCAGCAGGAGGTTTGATGTTGGGCCAAGCAGGATCACAAGTTGGCCAACTGACACTCAATGCTTCAGGTGGGTCTGGTTCTTCCATTTTGCTCTTTCGACCGGGAGGATTTGTCACAGAACTGCTTCCCACTGCCACAGCCAACCAGTCTATTTCTTTGCCTGACGCATCGGGAACCGTACTTCTCAAGGAAACCTTCCCCGCTATAGCCCAAGCGAAAAAGACGGATACCTCTACCACCACCTCAACTTCATGGGTGGAGATCCCCGGACTGGACGATGTGTCTGTTACCGTTACGACAGAGGGTGTTCTTGTCAGGGCAGTGCTACAAGTTGCACTGAGCACCAACAACGGAGAGTCCGTTTTTTTCCGCCTTACAAGGAACGGAACCGTTCTGGGTCAGGGTGACTCCGCAGGAGCCAGAGTCCAGTGCCATGCCATGATGAATGGAACGGTGACACAGTTTCAAACCCAGACGATTTGCATCGAATGGCTGGATGAGGCTCCCGGTGCTGGAACTCATTCCTATGCCGTGGAATGGATTACTTCCAATGTTGGAACCACAGTGACAGCATACATTAACCGATCTTCCAATGATGGGAATGACGGCAGCGTAGGCCGTGCGGCTTCCACCCTTACTTGCAGCGTCCAACCGTAGAGGTCATGAAATTCGGCAAACTCACCGGAGGCATTGTCACCAGCACGACAGGTAATGCTGCCGCTGGGTATGTGGAGATCCCCGATCAGGCGGATTGCGGCTGGCAACTCAACGGTCAGACGTGGGAGAAGAGTGCTGCCCTGATCGCATCAGAGGCCGCTGCCACCGCTCTGGCCACCAAGCGCTCCAACGTCACACAGGCCGTCTCCTCCCTGCGCACATGGGCAACGGAGGCCCAAAGTGCGTCAGGCAACTGGGGGACACGCACGCAGGTCCAGAAAGACGCCATCATGGTCACTACCTTCTCACGGTTGAGCACTCTCATGGACCGGTTCGCTGATCTGGTGGAAGGCAACAGGCTTTGAAGCTTTGGTGCATTGAGTTTCCCATTGCGCATTGTGCGTAGTTGAGTTAAAACTCAAACCCATGGAAAACGCTCCATCCGACAAGGATAAATTCAGGCAGGCCCTAGAGGCGTATGCGGTGGCCCTAGGAACGGGAAACGGGATCCTAGTCCAGACCAGCGGAATGTTGGTGGAGCAGTACCTTTCCCGACTTCCTGACCAGTTTTCTGATCCCGAGCCAGCCAAGGCCGTGGAAGTAGCCAATACTGAACCCGGAGGTATGCCATGATGAAACTAATGTTGATCGCCATTCCACTTGTCCTGTCTGCCTGCCAGACCCAAAACACTCCAGCAGCACAAGCTGCCCGCGCTAATCACGCGGCCACTACTCAAATCCTGTTCTCCCGCCCCATCGACCGATGAATCACAATCAAACTTCGGAAGCGCTTCCGTGGATAGGATTTGTGATCTTAATAACGATCATTGCACTTCTGATGTGCTCCTGCACAGGAGGAGCCTCCGTGACAAGGACAGCCAAGGGTGGCTACCACGCCACTACTGGTTACGCGCTTCTGGCCAAGCGCGAGAACGTGGTAGCAGAGGTGAAGACCCATGAAGGTGACATCCTACGGTACTCAACAACATCCGAAGATGGAACTGAGGTTCCAATGTCGCTCATTCGGTGGAAGTACAGCTTCAAGATGCTGAAGACGCAGCAGCCAGCGATTCTGAAGGGAACGGATGATCCTGACTTCATTCCCGATGATCCTGAGAAAATCCCGCTCGATCCAAATAAGATCCCGCTGGACCCCAATAAGCTGCCCCAGTGACCTTATTTCGCACAGCGCTCATCGCTGCGGTGGCTTTGTCACTGGCAGCGTGTCAGACCCAGCCGGTCTCACAAAGGGCCACGGCGGGCTTCTCACAGCCTGTACTGCTGCCCATCAAATACGAGGGCAAAGAAAGGTACCAGTCTGTACGGGATTGGACCTTTGAGACAGAGAAGGTTCCGTCTGGAATTGTAGTAGATGGGGCGAGTGTTCCAAGGATTGCGTGGATCTTCATGCCGCCTGATGGCCTTCAGAGGGCAGCGGCTTTGGGCCATGACTATTTTTATATTCACCGTGGTGTAATGCCAAGCGGACGTGTAGTCACCCGCGAAGAGGCAGACTTCTTCTTTCTGGAATACATGCTCAAGGGAGGGGTAAGCCCAAGACGGGCCTCCATCGCCTACAATGCCGTCCGTGGCTTTGGATGGAGGGAGTGGAACCGTCCTTACAAGGGACCGGTGATCCTTCCCGTTCAGCAACCAGTCTTGGCCAAGAGAGTACAAAAGCCCACCTTCCTCACCAGACACCTCTATGAGTGAACGACGTTTCGGATTCCGTCAGATTCCCGATGTTCGGGATGCCCGGTACACCATGGCGCCACTTTTGGTGGGACTTCCTGATGACAATCGTGAGGTCGTCAGATGGGATATTGGAAAAATCAGGGATCAGGGAGCCGAAGGTGCTTGTGTCGGGTTCGGATGCAAAGCACTGCTGGAAGCATCTCCCTTCCGTCAGACAGAGGGGCTTACAGCCCGCGAGATCTACATGGAAGCTCGCTTGATTGACGAGTTTCCAGATGATTCCCTGAATGAAGGAACCAGCGTTCGGGCAGGGCTCAATGTTCTGAAGACACATGGATACATCCAGTCCTATGTCTGGGCAACAGGAGTGGAGGATGTGCTGGATTTCCTCGCTAAAAAAGGACCTGTAGTCCTCGGCGTGACGTGGCACGGCTACGAAACCGATAGTGACGGACGCATGCGCTTCGATGGACCTGCCGTTGGAGGACATTGCATCCTTGCAACAGGCCATGATCGTGTTCGCAAAATCATCACCTTCCAGAACTCATGGGGTGTCTCCTTTGGTCATGCTGGAGAAGGATATATCACCGAGGCTGACCTGAAACGGGAACTGAACAGCCGTGGCGGATGTGCCGCTGGAGTCACTGAAGGGTACAGAACCGGACTCATTCCATGCTCATGAAACACCACTTTGCATATCTGGCTCTTCTGAGCACGATTCTGTGCTCTTGCGGGACAATTCCTTCCCCAGACCCAAATCCGTCACCACAGCCCGTTCCTGAGCAAACAGAAGGCCCGTACATCGTGCGTGAACTGGACGAGAATGGGAAGGTGTTTCGGGAATGGAGCGCGTACTCCTACCGACATATCCTGTTCCCCAAGGGAATCATCTTTTCCACCGCCTCAGGCGCAGTTACTCTTCCCAACAAGGAAAGCCCTCCTCATAGTTCATTTGAGGTCCAACAAGCATCGCCATGATCCATGTCCGCAGAGACCTCCATCTGTAACCAACCCTTCTGGAAATCCCAGAACATCCCTGAAAAAGAACCTTTTACCGGAGTGAAACGCAAACAAGCCCAATCCCCCTACAAGCCTGCTGAAGATGGAACGGTCCAACCGGGCCAGTGGATAAATGTGGATGGGAAAATAATCTGGAAGAACTACCGCCCCTCGCGCTGACCTGTACCGCAAGCGATTCTAGGATGAACCCATTCGAACATGATGAGAACACCCGCCATACCTTTTGGACTGGACACGGCTCCCGAACAGCCTCGCAAAGAAATCAAACACGAGGCCGATAAGGCGCATGATCCAGTTCCTAGAGATCCCAACCAACACCATCCTCCCATGACCTCAGCGGGCCTCGGCTTCCTCGTTTCCGCCTTCACACTGGCTTTCACTGCCCATCTTGCCCAGAGCGTTCCCAACGCGGTTGAGGTCCAGAAGATGAGCAAGGACATCTACCCTCTTATTGGGGGTGCCTTTGCCTGCTGCGGAGTGTTTGCCCTGTATGACCGGCGCAAGGAGACCCCGTGGCACATCATTGGTCGGGTCATCTTTGGGATGATGGGCAGCTTCTTCGCCCCATGGATGCTCTCAGCCCTCCCTGTGACATGGTTTCACGTCGAGGACTACCGGGCTCTGGCATTCATTGGTACCTGTGGAGCGGTACTGGGATTTGTCCTGAGCAAGACCACCATTGAAAAATTGTTCAAGCGGGCTGATGCCATTTCTGGCAAACTGGTGGACTATGGTGAAAACCAACTTGGCAAGAAACTCAAAGACGAAGACTCATGAACAAGGACGAAATCAAAGCCATCCAGACCAAAATTGGCGTCGAAGCAGACGGAATCTGGGGAAGCCGTTCCATTGCCGCATCAGAGGCTCACCTGAGTGCTTTGATGCCTTCTCCACATCCTTGGCCTAAGAGTGACCAAGCCAGCCTACAGGCGTTCTACGGCTCTCCGGGAGATGAATCCAAACTCGTAAACCTCAACGTGGAGGGGCTAGGTCTGAAGTATGAGGGTTCCCCTGTGAAGACAGTTCGGTGCCACCAAAAGGTAGCATCTTCGCTTCGCAAGGTTCTTGAGGTTCTCTCAACCACCCATCCCGAGATTCTTGCAAAGTACGCCGGTGTGTACAATAACCGTTCCATGCGGGGCGGGAGCACTCCAAGTTTGCACGCAAGAGGGGCTGCAATCGACCTCTGGCCTGAGGAGAATGGGAACAACGAGCACTGGCCTAATGTTGCAAAGATGCCATTCGAGGTCATGGAAGCATTTGCGAGGGAGGGGTGGCTTCCAGCAGGAGCATTCTGGAATCGCGATGCCATGCATTCGCAGGCGACGCAGTGATTTTGAACGCCATTGCATTCGGTGGCAGATCCCGTAGAATCGCCTCACTATCATGTCCGCTTGGCGTTTGGTTCCCACTCCGAATCCTTCAGAATTGTCTATAGTCATCACTGTGCCTCAGCAGCAGGTGTCACTACAGCCAGATGCTGTTCCAGTCATTGGAACCACCCTTAACACGCTGGCATGGATTCCTGATGGGGATGTGGCCACAGATGACCGGTATGGTCTCTATGTGTTCATGCTTTCTGGAGTCCGAGCCGACCGTGAGGGAATTGTAGTGGATTTCTACTACGCCAAAAACAAGACTCCAGACGAGAGAAATACCCCATTCATCACCTACACTGTGACCGAAAAGGTGGTGTGGTATCCAGTCTTGGAGTGGATCCAGTTTGGACAGGAGACAGGATTCCCTCTTTCCCAGAACATCATCACTCCCAACCAGCAACAGGGTCTTGTCCTCGCTCCCCGGTGGCTGGTGAAACGTGGGTACAGGCCGGGGCTGACCCTGACTACCAAAGTCCAGATCAAAAAATTCCTCAGTGAGGTTCCTTGGCCAGATTGGGCTATGGAGTCAGATGAACCCCAGCCCACTGAAGTGTCTTGGGATCTGGTTGGGAGCCATGGGAACATGGGGCGCTGCCTTCATCCTTCAGTGCCAGTTCCTGGACAATCTTCAGGATACAAGGTCATCTCCCAAGCTGGGGATTTATATGCCTCCTCCAGTACGGACTCCAACGGCCAGCTTTACCCACGTACCAACCACATCCGGTGGCAGGACTACATTGTGAATGAAGTGGACCAAGTGGAGGGGCAGTACCTGCGGATTGAGAAGACCTACTTTGCCCCGATAGCCCCCAAAATCACCAAGGAGGCTTCCTGATGAACTCTGAATTCGGAGACATTCCTCTGGACTCGCCTTGGCTGTCCAATCCTGAACTGTCTCCCGGAACAGGGCTCTTCCAATGGCAGCACATCCCGCCCGGTGATTTTCCTATTACCATGAAGGAAGAGTACGTGTACACTCGCCAAGGACCTTAACCTACTCTCGCCATGCCATTTACGTACTATGTCACCATGAAGAACGGTAAAACGTTCCAGTGCAACAACGTGACAGACATAACGATAGGAACTCCTCTGGTGGCAAACGGAACCTACCGGGACGAGCCATCCGTGGTCGTGGGCGGCGCAGCAGGGGCATTGGGCGCGGATGCGTCGGCCAGCGTGGCTGGTGGGGTAAATCCTTCCGTGACCCTGACGGCTGGCATTAGCGCAGAAGCCACTGCGGACTCCTCTGTTGTAGAGGCTGATTCGTACAAGCATGTGGAGCCCCGCTACATGTTTAGCCCTATTGCGTTGCTTTTCATTACAACAGACGCTGGGATTGCCACAGCTCCAACGGGAGCAACTTTCCCTACAGACCCTCCCACGCTGACACCGCCTGATACATTCAATGTTGTAGAATGCGATTGCCTCTTCCCATTGGAAGAGGTTCTGGGCGTCTATAACGCAAGTCCGCAAGGATTCAGCCCGACAAGATCAATCATCACCAATTTTAACGAGCCCTAAGCCTATCGCATGTCGCCCATTGGAGTCTGCATCATCTCCCCTTCCTATGCCAAACTCGGAAAGGAAGCTGTAAAGCGATTCATCAAGTTCACGGGGCTAAAGGTCAAGACTGTCCATTGCTTAGACGAAGATGGGTATTTTGCCAAGCTGTGCATGGACCAGCATGCAGGAAGACAGAAGGTAGTCTATTTCGATGCAGATCACTGGCTGCTTCGTCCACTGGACACCAGTCGGATGAACTTTGGAGTCCTGTCTGCCGCCCCAGATTGGGGAGTCTTCCATCCACACGCATTCCCCAAGGAAGACTGCGAACGTCTCAACATGAGGAAGGACCTGTACTTCAACAGCGGGTTCTTCTGTGCTGACTTCTCCAACCCTCTACACCGGAAGGTCTTTCAAGAAGCTCGTCGCCTCTGGAAACGTCACCAGAGGAGGAAGATGACCGGAGATCCCGGAGAGCAGACCATCCTCAACCTTGCGAGGCACAAGGTGGGCGCACCTATCCAGATGCTTCCAACGGTGGTGAATTACTACCGCTTCAGCACGTCACAAGGGGTCTTCCAAGACATCCCGAGCGAGATCATAGGGCTTCATGCTGCTGGAGTTCCCCTGAAGAAGAAAATGCGACACCTGAAAACTGGGGCCGAGTGGCTCACCTACCCTCCTGTCACAGTCCAGAACGACGCCATGCGACTGGCTTGGGCCAAGAACCAACTCCGATGATCCACGGGTTCGAATACTTCTCCGTTGAAGAACATCCTCTGAAGGAGAGGTTGTGGAATGCTGCCCAGTGGCTCAGGAAGGAGAACCAATCGGATCTTGAACCTCACACGCCATGGGTGGCGCTGACATGGCTGGGATACAGGACACTGGAGGGAAAGTTCCCCTTTGAGGAGTTTACGGTCCTCAAGAAATCAGCCCACCTCCCAGAACTGACCGACCAAGGCCAGAGGTGCCGCTGGGAATGCTCACTGGACACTGTTCTGGAGTACCTACGGGTCCTCCGAGGGTTGGATCATGAGCCCTGTCTTGAGCACGCCAGATGGGTCAGGATGTGGCCCAACTCCATCATCAATATCCTGCGACTACGGGCGCTCTGGGCAGCAGAGCGCTACACCACGGCGCTCATTCAAGCCTCAGACCTCAGCATCGCCACCATGCTGTGGAATGATGCTGCATCACGCATGGTTCCTGCCTTCCAAGAATGGCCCCACAACCTCTGTGAGCACCACAAGGCTGTAGACGCCCTGTCTGTCATCACTCAAGCCTGCTGGAAGGCCGCTGTGGTGAAGATCCAAACCTACCCGGCGATCCTGAAATACTGGTCCTCCTGCTGGGGGAATGAATGGCACCACAAAGCGTGGCGTAAAGCACTTGAACACTCAAACTGGCATCCATGAACCTAACCCCTGAACAACTGCAATTCTGGTGCATGGTCCGCGACCAAGGGGTGACTGCCATACCCTTCACCAGCGGCACAGACAACCTTGGAGACGACATTCAGAGTCTCTCTGGGCAGAAGTGGTTTGAAACCCGGCAATGGGTGAACCGGGAGCATCCTGAGAAATGGGGATCCCACAAAGTCTGCCTGAGCCACTTCTTTTGGGACATGCCGCTGGAAATGGGCCAGAACGTGGTTGTGGCTGGCTTTTACGTCTGCCGCCACCATTTGCCGCGCCTCGTGCAAAACGGCCTGTGGGACCGCCTGAAACGTGCAGTAGACGCCCAAGGATTCCCCGCTGGGTGCAGAGACCTCAAAACCACAGAGCTTTTTGTGCAGAACGGCGTACCAGCCATGTGGTCCTCCTGCATCACGGGAACCCTTCGCAAGCGGGCCAATCCCGGAACAGAACTCCTCGCCGTGGACACGGGTGCTCCTGATGGAACGTGGAATACCCTCTCCCACAAGATTCCTGAGATGAAGAAATGGAATCCTGAGGAGCGAATGAAGTATGCCCAAGAGCGACTAGACAGGTATGCTCACGCCAAGGAGATTGTGACTGGAAGACTTCATTGTTACCTGCCTTCCATGTCCATGGGGGTCAATGTTACTGTAAATACGGAGAAAAGTGAGATGAAGGACAGGTGGTCAGGGCATCTCCATTGACGGCTCTACGCAAATAAACTACTCTCACGCCCATGGCCAGCGCCTACCAGACCACCGCCACGGGTAGCGGACCCTATCCGATCCAACGGAGAATGGGCATCCCCGGACCTTCTTCTATAGGTTCACCGACAGGAGGAAGCTCCATCGGAGCCCCTCCCCGTCGCCGGACAGGGATGCAATACACCCAGCCGCAGGCACGGACCTTCAAGAATGGTCGTGGCATCTCCGTAGGAGAAATCATGTCCCAACGGGAGGGCAACAAGAACATGTACTACACCCAGACGGGTGAGGCTGTTCCTCCCGGCATGCCTGTCATCAACCCAGGATTCAAAACCTCAGGAGTGGGTCCGGGAACCCGTGGATACATGGGATCAGGTGTGATTGGGTCTGCTGCTGGTGCTGTGGGTTCCTCGGGCGTTCCTACTTCCCAACGGGGCAAGCTGATGAAGTACGGTCAGGATGCCATGGATGAATATGGCCAGATCCGCACTACTGACGACCTGTCAGACCAGCTTCTGGAGAACAATGGGCTGTCCCAAAGCTGGCGGTATGGCGATATGGGGGCACCAGCTCCCCGGCGCTACACCAACACCAATCCTGTGCAAACCCAGTCCATCCGTGGACCGGGAAGCGGCGGGAATGTTGCCACCAACACTGCTTTTGGCCCCATGCGCCGTCTGGGTGACATGATCAACAAGTACCTCTCCCGATAATGGCTACTTCCTATCCCCGCCGACCGTACATGGGAAACTCCCGTGGCCGGATGGATCCGAACTACCTCCAGCGCATCAACCGCATGATTGCGGAGCAGATCGCCTCCCAACAGAGCCAACCGGTGGAAGAGGTGGCCTTTGATGAGACCTCGTACAACACGGACCCGGAGATGCCATACCTTGAGGATCTCTCTCCCACGGCCCGCTATCGTGACATGCAGTTCCGTGACGCAGGAAGACGCTATGGCATCCTCCAGAACATGCGTGCTGCCATTGATGAGCAGAGACAGGCCCAAGAACGGGGTGAACCCACCCTGCGTGAGGATGTAGCCATGGGAGTGACCCGCTCTCCCGGTGGACGAGTCCGAACTGAAGGAGGCGGTCTCATCACCAAGACTCCCGCTGAAGTAATCAAAGGCATTCCCGGTGGGGAAGTGCGTCCCCAGATGCCGGGAATCACCCCAGCCAGCGCCATTGTGAACCGTGCCTTGGACATCCTCAGGCCAAAGACAGCACCCATTCCTGACCGTGTTGTAGCCCCAGCACGGGCTACCCTGACGTCTCCCTATGGGAAGGGAAGTTCTGTCATGGAAGCGCCCAAGACTCCCGGAACATTCTCCTTCCAGAATGCTGAGGGGCAGACCATCTCGGCTCCTTTCTCCGCACTGAAGGATCCTCGCTTCATGAAATTCATGTCCGAAGAAGAAACTGCTCGTGGTGTACGAGGAGGGCCAATTGATGAGGAGATTGCTGGTCCTTCCATCGAAGACATCCTAGCCCAACTCGCAGCCGCTGAAGCATGAATACTTCTACGACCGTGGCCCAAGCTAGAGAACTGCTTTTTCAGTTCTACACGCCTGCCGACCCAAATTCAGTCAACTTCCTGAGAGGCCTGAACAAGGTATCAGCTCGACTGATTAATGATGGAAAATGGAAAGGAAACGTGGTTCCCGGTGTTTTCGATTCTTCTACTGGGTACATCACCCTTCCTTACGAGGTCCAGTCCATCCTTTCTGTCCATGTGAACGGATGCCCTGAAGTGGTCTTCAACGAGTTTTTTGAATATGTCTCAGTGGGACCGGGAGAACTCCGATCCGATCTCCACAACCAAGGGCTCCTTGTAGACATGGGAGATGGCTGGCCATGTCAGCGTGACATCGAAACGGCCAACTACCTCAAGTTCATTCTCAATGCTCCCGCCGACGCTGGGAAGACAGTCCGTATCTTCGGAACCTCTGGAGAAGCGGGTTCCTTGGGTGAGGATTTGTACGATTCCACCACAGGTGTTCGTGGCATGCCCGTGACTCTGGCTTACCCCTCTGTCACCACCAACTTCAAGGTCCAGAAAATCACCGGACTCCAGTTCCAGTCTGGTCGTGTGGGCCTCACGGGTTTGTACGTAGTGACTAGTGGGGATGATTACTTCCTAAGCCGGTACTATCCCTTTGAAACCAACCCCACCTACAAGCGTTACAAGACCCAGACAACCACTCAGCGCATTGGCTTGAAGTTCCGCCGTCGTTGGGTGCAGATGACCGCTGAGACAGACTGGGTGTACCCTGGAAATCTGGCAGCCCTCCAGCTAGGTCTACAGGCCCTCAAGCACGAGGAGACAGGCTACTTGGAAGAGGCCATGAACGAATGGGCTGCTGCCGTTAAATGGCTCAATGACGAACTTCGGGCCAATCATGGGTCTGCCATCTTCCCCATCAACTGGGCTCCCTTTGGCCCCTACCGTACCACGGCACCCAACGCCTACTGATTCATGGCTTCTCCCTACGACTCCGCCATCGATATGTTCAACCTTCCCCGCTACGCCGGGTTGCAGGAGTCCTTTGTCTTTCCACGGAGGGAGAATCCAGCCGAAAACTCACGCCGCGCCTTCCTTGAAGGATCTTCTCCTGCCGCTCCAGAAGATGAAGACTGGAATCTGGCCATGCAATCCCCTGATCCCATGGGAGTCATGGAGGAGTTGAAGAAAGTCCGTGAAGAACGGGAGACAGAGGATCTTATTGCCTCCATTGCCGAACTGGACCCTGCGGCCAAGGACTACCTCACCAAGATCCGTGGCACCATGGCCCAGCAGCCCAAGGCCTTTGCTACTCCAGCAGTGGGACGCATCTTGGACTTCCAGCAGCGCATGATGCCTCCCAAGCGTCCTGCTCCCGCCTTCCAGTATCCCCAGTTCCAATCCCAGTACCAGAAACTCATTGCTGGCGGAACTGATCCCCAAGCCGCTGCCGATCAGGTGCAGATGGCAGAACAGCAATATGGTCTCCAGCGTCAACTGGCAGCGTCAGGTCTTCCGTTTGATTCTCCTGAACTGATGACAGACAACCAGTTGGATGAGCTGAAGGTTCTCCAGACACTGGCCAAAGCCAAGAACGAGGCCAAACAGAAGACAGCCCAGTTCCGCGTTCCTTCCGAACTCAGCGAAGCCCTCCAAGATGCTGTGCTTCAAGGAGATCAGGAAGCCATAGGAGAAGCTACAAGGGCCATTGAATCCTACCAGCAGGCTGTCTCCCGATTCATGCCCAGCAAGCCTGCTGCTCCGGTTCCTCAGGTTGCTCCAGCAGATCTGAAGCGTGTAGATGAAGCAGCTTCCTCACCATCCAAAGGCTTGCTGGAACAGGGAAACATCGATCTTACGACACGTCCAATCGTTAAGAACGCAGACGGAACTAGCAGTACAGTCAGATCCCTAAGTTTTGAGTCGAACGGAAAGGAAATACTTGTTCCAACAGTCTCTGATGATGGTCGGATCATGTCTGATGATGAAGCTGTGGAGAACTACCGGAAGACAGGGAAACACCTTGGAATCTTCCAGACTCCACAAGCTGCTACTGAATACGCCAAGAAGCTCCATGACGATTATGAGCAGGGGAGAATTAAAATGAAATCTACGCCTCCTGCATCTACCCAAATTTCCACCCCAAAGCTTTCTGAGGAACAAATGAAGTCGCAAGCGTTGGCTGTAGCTCCGCAGAAACTGTCAGTGGATGCACAAGCCGCGCTGAAGATCCTTGGTCCTGACAAACTCTTGGAATACTACATGACCAAGACCCCGGAAAACCCCACCAATCCGGGAGATGTGAAGACTGCAAATGAAGAGGGAACCCGTCTGGGAGAAGAGCTGCTCAAAGAGTGGGGCGTTAGCGCAGATCGCAGCGCGGCCCTTGATGAAGCCGCCAACATCCTCAATGACCTCATGGGTCCCTTCGGATACCAGACACGGATGGAAATGGACAAACAGCCCCGATTCGTGAATGCTCAGGGAAGTCAAGCCCCGGTCATCAAGGCCATCCGGCTTAAAACATCCTGATTCCATGCCTACCTTCGATGTCGAACTTGAAGATGGACGTATTCTTGAGATCGACGCTGACAGAGAGCCGACTCAGGACGAAATCTATCAGTCCCTAGGATACACACTGGACACCAGGCAGTCCCTTGCTGGGTCCATGGGATCCTCGGCTGGACGTGGCCTTCTTGGAGTGCCTAAGGGAATGGTGGGAGGTCTGGGTGATATTGCCTCCTTAGTTCCCGGTCTGGAAGACAACCCACTTCAACGGGGAGCCGAGGCTTTTGAGTCTGCTTACTCCGAAGCCCTTCCCGTCAATCCAGCCAATGAGGGATTTTTCCCTGTCAAAGCCGCCAATGCCATTGGGCAGGCTGGTGGGATGCTGGCTACTTCCGCAGGGTCTGTAGCTCTTAAGGCTACTCCTGCTGTTGCCCGTGCAGTAGCTCTCGGTACCGCAGGACTTTTGGGAGCGGAACAAGGGGGTGACATTGCTGACCAGTACGGCATGACTGATTGGACAGATCGCGCTGCCTCAATCGTAGGTGGTGGGGCTACTGAAGCAGCTACAGAATCCCTTGGCGGTATTGGCGGGGGTACATGGACTCGCAACTGGGTCAACCGGGCCAAGAGCGCCATGCAACCGGGTTCAGCACTGCTTCGATTCGGGAAAACGGCTGGCATTGAAGGCGTGGAAGAAATCATTGCCGGGGAAGCCCGTGACCAGCTTACTAAGGGGATTGTGGAGGAGGATCCTGAGCGCCCCGGATTCGCCCTCAACGGACAACCGCTTCCTGCGGACTTCCTGTCTATGGATACCCTGAAGAACCGCCTTGAAGAAGGGGCCTTGGGAGCCATTGGGGGATCTGTCTTTGCTGGAGTTGAGGCCCTCAATGGTCGCACAGAAGTGGACGAGGCGCTGGGTTTGCGTCTGGAAGCGCAGAATGCCATCAAGGACCTGCAAAGCCGCTCAGAAACCCTTTCTGAGGCAGAACAGACGGAACTAGCCCAACTCCAACAGGAGGATGAGAACCTCAGCGCATGGCTCAACCGCCAAGGCACCGAAAAGATCCGGCCCGTGGTGGATGCCCTCATGGCTGAACCGGCTACCTTTGCTGAGTCACTGGCCAAATATGCGGAAGACGCAGGCCGCACGGAAGATGCTGCCCGCTGGCGCTCTCCTGAAGGCATTCAGGAAGCCTCAGAGGCTCTCACTGGCTATGCCACGGCCCTCCAGCAGAATCAGGAAGCACCCACTCCTGAAACACAGGAGGCAGTGGACAGCAATCCCCTGCATGACATTTTCAATCCCACCTCTCCCAATCGTCAGAGAACGGCGCTGGATCGTTCCTATGAGGAGAGGAAGGCCCAGTTGCAAGAACGTACCAAGGCCGCTCAACAGGCTGCTGGAGTATCCAAGGCTGATGCTGCCACGGTAGAGATTGCTGCCAACACGGCTGAAGCAGGAGCGCCCCAGACAGCAGAGGCCTTGGTTGAAGCCACTGCTTCCCTTCCAACAGAGACCAAGGCTGAAGAGTCGGAAGCTGCTCCTCAACCTTCCCCCGTGCGCTTCAACACCCGGTTCACAGGACAATCCCAAGGCCCGTTGGAAACAAGGGAGATGGCGGATCCAGAGGCTGAGGTCTACAAACAAGGAACCATCCTTCCTGAAGGATACCAAGGTCCACAAATTGAACAGACTACTCCTGTAGAAAGGCAAACACGTCATCGCGTCTTTGAAGGTGGAAGTCCTATTTCCGTTCCATCTGGTCCCAATGTCCTTGATGCCCGCGATGAAACCAATGCCTACCGTGTCACCACCCAACCCCAGATTGATGACATCCTTGCCACAGGTCAGGTCAGGTCCAAGGAAGGAAAAATCAAGGGTGGAAGAACAGGAGAAACCCAATGGAGTCGTGGTCATCCCTCTCTGGGGTATCGCAGTGATCAGGGTCGCTATGTCATCGTAGCCCCAGCCGAAGGTCTCCAAGACCGGCAGGGAGGACTTCCTCTGTCTGAAGTATCCCGCATCTTCAAGGCCCAAGATGGTGGATGGGTGGATGTCACCGAAGAAATCAAATCCCAAAAACCTGCTTCATCTCCTCCTTCGCCGCTCCAAGTAGCCCAAGAGGTCCAGCGACAGGCCCAATCCCTCATTCCCCAATACACCGGAACCCAACGTCTGGTAGCCCAGAGGAATGCCGATGTCCTTACCAAGGCCATCCAGAAAGAGGCCCGTAAGTTTGCCGGGGTGAACTTTGCTGATACTCCCGGTGGAGCAAGGATGGAACTCGATGGAACCATCTCCATCTCGGTCCCCATTCTCCTTGATCGCATGTCCCATCGTACTGAGAGGGATGCCTCACGGTGGATAGAATCCGTTCTGGATGAGGAGTTTCGTCACCGTGTCAGCATTGAACTAGCGCAAAAAGACCCTGCTTTCCAAGCAGATCTGGAACTGCTCTATGACGCCCTTCCTGAGGAAGTGAAGGAAATGTCCCGTGCTGCCTACTTCGCCCAAGTAGACGCCCGACTTCCTGAAGGTGAACCTGTCAACCAGTTCTCCAATCCCTTCATCGCCCAGCATGAGTTCTTCCGGCAGTATTGGCAGAATGTAGATGTCCAGCGAGCCACGGAATCTGCTCTGGCCAGCAAGGGGCTGCTTGGAAAGCTACGCTCACTCATTGCCAAGTTCATCCGTGAACTCCGCCGCATCCAGAAGGGTCTGGTTGACCCCAACATCAAAGCCATGCTGGATCGCCTCATTGCACAGGCAGAATCCAAAGCCAAGGAACTCCAATCCCTCGATGACACGACATCCACGCCGATACAGGAACTCGATCAGGTGCCGGGCCAGACGGTTTCTCCGCAAGCAACTCTTCCATCAGGTTCACCCCAATTTGGGACTGAATTAAGCACAGCATCTGAAATCCCTCCTCGTCCTGAAGCCCCTGTTTCCTACGACGAACGAGGCACAGGAAACACCACAGACGAGGTGTTGGATAGCCTGTGGAGACCATTCTATGCAACATGGGAGGCTAATCGTACCGAGAACGGTCTTCCGCTGGATCAAGCCCAGCTTGCTGCGGACTGGCAGGATCACATCTCCGATTCAGACTACTTGTTCAACAAGGATCTGGAACTGATGATGGAGAAGAGGAATCGGGGGCGTGAGCCGGGATTGTACAGCCCTGAACCCACTCAAACACCATCCGAACTTTCTACAGCACCCTCTGGCACAGATCGACTTCAAGAGATTGCTGACCGATTCTCCTACGAACCCTCCACCACCCAACAGGAAGGTCAGACTCCTGCACAGGCTACCAAGGATCAGCGCACCTACTCTGATGGTACCCCCGTAGAGATGTACCGTGAAGGTGGGATCTCTGGACCCCTTGGCGAGAAATGGGCTGGAGAAGCCATCGACCTCCTCATCAACCAATCCCCCGATGGTCCTTCCATGGATTTCGGCAGGGAGTTAATGGGGTATATACGGGGTACTTCCGATGAGTGGAATGGGCTCCGGGAGAGCAATACGGCCCTGAGGATGAACATGGCCCGTAGTCTGGTGAACGATGTTCAACAGCGTAATGTGTTAGGCATCCAGATTGGAGACCTGCGACTGGCCATGCAGAAGATGCTCACCACCTCAGGAAAGGTGCTGCAATCTGCCGCCAACTTCATCTACCAGCCGCTTCAAAAGATGGCGGAGAAAGCCAAGGAACTGGCTACCACCAAGGCTGACCAAGAACTTGGATCCTCGGACTTTGTGGGAATGGCCAAGGAAGCCAATGAATCCTTCGTCAAGGACACCAAGGACAACTTCACAGAGAACCTGACAGACTCCGATGTGAAGGAAATGGTCATGGAAGAAGCCCAGAATGAGGTGGACGCCATGGACTACAGCTTTGCCTTGGAGGAACTGGGTCCAGAGAAAGCCCAAGCCTTCCAAGACCTCATTGCTGAGATCGCCTCCCTTGACGAGGAACTGCGTCAACTGGCTGAACTGGAATCCCTTTCCACTCCTCCCAGCACAGCAGCATCTGCCCGTGAACAGGTTCGCAGCAAGAAGCTGACGGTTGAGGAACTGCGCAAGAGCATTGAGGCCCGCAAGAAGACCATTGGAGACCTGATGGAGAAGATCCAAGGGGTCAAGACCACCGGTGATGTGGTGGAACAGGCCAGAACCAAGGTCCGTGCCGCCAAAAAGAAGAAGCAGGCGAAAGTCACCAACAACGCCTCCTTCCGTGATTGGGTGGGAGGTGCTGAGACAGCGGATTTGGCCAAGTTCAATGACTTGATGAAGAAGTACATCCAAGCCTCTGGATTCAACCGTGAGGCGTTTACCACTCTTCTGACTAACAAGTTTCCCGAGGCAGATCCGGACTTTATCAACAAGGTTGTGTATGGGTTTGCCTCCGTTCTAGATGGAGCTGCCACGGAAGAGGGAGTGACAGAATCTGCTCCCGTGAACTACGACGCACGGGCCAAGCGTATTGTGGCCAAGTCTCTTTCCGAAGGCTCTACAGCTCCCAAGGTAGAACAAGTAGACCCGTTGAACGAACTCACCGGCAAGCGTCTCAAGGGAGAAATCTCTGTAAAGCAATTTCAGGAGGAAGCCAAGAAGCTGGGAATTGGTGAAGATACTGTCTTCGCCCTACTCCAGAAGGTGGACTTGGATCGTGCCCGAATTGGGGACACCGCCGCCCAACGCCAGATGAATGCTGAGGCCAAGAAGGGTATGAAGCAGGCTCGCGAAGCTGCCGAGAGAGAGGCTCAGAAGTTTGAGAAGGAAGCGCTGCGTGAAATCCAGTCGGCGTCTGCTCAGTTTGTCGAAAACTCCCCCCAAAAGAAGCCTGCGGCCTCCGACCTGAAGCTGCTCAAGGACTCGTTCCTTGGGAAGAATGGACCTCCCATCCCTGAGTCGGAATTCCTCTCCAAAGCAGCCGAACTGAACATCAAGCCAGAAACGGCCCAGAAACTCGCTCAGTGGCTTTCCGCCTCTCGCAGGGCTGATGCCATGGAAAAGCTGCAAAAAGCTCTCCAGAGGGCCGCAAAAGCCAAACAGAAGGCCGTGGAGTCCATGGTGAAGAAGCTGAGCAAGGTCAAATCCCCCGATCCTCGTAAAGCACGCCAGCGTTCCCAGTTCGTCTCAGCCATCCTAGGAGCCATGGAGACCGGCATCCTTGAGGAGGATGCGGTTCGGGACAGCTTTGCCCATGCCTATGACCTCCATGGCCTGACCAACGAGCGCCTGAAAGAACTGGGGCAGATGCTTCAGGACATTGAGAAACTCCCCGAGGGAATGGTCAAGGAGACGCTCTACAACGAGTTCTCCGTCCTTCTTAACGATCTGGCTCCCAGCGCCCAGTACAGCAAGTTCGCCCACGAAGCCCTCATGGGATACGTCCTTGGAGGTATCAACACCATGGTCATGCAGGTATCGGGCATCAACCGCTACCTCAACCCTCTGTCTGGAACGCTGAATGTCCTGTGGCGTCCTGAGGGCACCATTGGCCAGAAGATCGGAAGAACCCTTGGAGGCAAGTATGTCCCTATGGGGAACTTCTTCCGGGTCTACTTCCAAGGCATCAACCAGTTGATCCAGAGCCTTCCCCAGATTGCCAATGGCATTACTGGCATCATAGACTCCAAGCCAACAGGAATTGGAGCCATGCCAACTGGATTACAGAACATCCGGGTCCATGACACCAGCATGTCCTACACCCCAGTGGGTCAAATCAGTAAGTTCCGGTTCGAGGCTCCAAAACTCTTTGAGAAGATGGGTCTATCAGGACTCGTCAACCTCACCAAATACCCAGCATGGATGGCCAGCCGATCCTTCCAAGTGATTCGGGCTGCGGAAGGTCTTGTGGGATCTGCCGACCGGAACATGCAGTGGAGGTCGCAGATGACCGAAGCCCTGATGAAGGGGGACAACCTTTCGTGGGCAGAGGCCTACAGTCGCGTTTCTGATGCCTTAGGGGACAAGACAGCGGAACTCTGGAAAGATGCCAAAGCTCAAGCTAAGCTTGAATACGATTCAGGCCTATTGGGGGACAAGAAAGATGTGGTTAGCAAAACCATTCTCAAAGTAGCCTCAAAGGGAATTATGGCTTCCCGTGCCAATGAGATCGTGCAGCAGAAACTGGAGGAGCAATGGGGTAAGAAACTGGAGAACCGGGACCGGGAACAAGCTGCCCTGCTGGGGTTCAAACAGGATCCTCTCACCCCTCTGGGGGCAGCCGCCTACAAGGGAGTGGCCCGTATCCTCAACCGGGACCAAGGTGCTCTCAAGTATGCCAAATTCTCCTTCCTGTTCGCCCGCTTCTTCGTCAACGCCATCGAAACGGCCTACTTCAACTCACCCCTTGGATTCACAGGAGGACTGATGCTGCCCAAGTCCCTAAAGAAACCTGCTGATGAACGGGAGCAGAACATCGAGCGTATCTATGGGTCGGTGAAAGCCTACCGTGAAGCCCGTCTGGCTCAAGCTGTGTCAGGAACTGCTGTTCTTGGGGCTGTGGGAGCGTTAATGGTCGCTGCTTTTAGGGACTGGGATCCCGAGGATGAAGATCCGCCATGGTTTGCTGTAAGTGGAGATCCTCTGGGCGAGTTCCAGAAAAAGGGGATGATGGAAAGCACAGGCTGGTGGAAACCAAACACCCTGTACCTGGGCCCACTCCGTATCAACTATGTGAACACCAGTCCTGAAATGGCCATGACGTTGAGTGTTGCAGGAAACCTTTCGGATAGGTTTATCTTCGACAAGCTTCTCAACTACCGGACCAACCCCCAGACTGATGAGAAGGAGTTCAGTGCCCAACAGGCCATGGTGACTCCTGTTCTGGAGGCTACTATTGCCCCCATGACCCGCTCCACCTACCGGCATTGGGTGGACGCCATTGAACAGGCCTCCGATGGGAAGTGGGAGAAGGCTTCCAAGCTCATCACATCCCCTGTCACCGGAACAGCCACTGCTCTTTCTCCGCTTGGGCTCATTCCATCGGTAAAGTCTTTTGAGAAGCTGGAACGACAGGAATCACAGCCCAAGACCCCCAAATCCATCACCCAAGCAGCGGCAGGCAATGTCCCGTTTGCGGACAGCCTTGGTCTGGACCGTGGCAAACCTCTGGTGACTCCTTTCGGAGATCCCCTCACCCCCTTCTCCTACTTATCCATGTTCACCAATGAACAGGAGGTGGATCCTGAAGTAGGGAAGGCAGCCCGTACACTGGCCAATATGGGACTCTCCCCCATGGGGCCAGAAGTCACCTACCATGGTGGTGGAATCGGGGAGATCTCCGTGGATGGGAAACGCTACCTCCTCAATGACGAAGAACGGGCTGTGGCTCTGCATGAAATCGGCATGAGGTTCGCCAAGGAGGTCAACCGCAATGAGGATCGCCTGCGTCGTCTGGAAGCCAAGGAAGGGCGCAAAAAGGTGTCCGCCGAGGTCTCTGCGCTAGGAACCAAGGCCAAGACCGCTATCTTAAGGAAGTACAAGCCGGAGAGGAAGAAGCCCAATGAGTGAAGGACGCCTCTTAAGGCCGGTAAACATCCACGACACCCCATCAGGGGCACGGTGGACTTACCTGCAACCCTCCACCCAGAAGCCATTCAGTTGCCCCTCCATGAAGCAACTGACCAAGGCGGTACAGGATCACCGGGATGCCATGATCTCTGTAGGAAGGACCGAGGAGGATCTGGATCTACGCCCCGGCTGGTACGAGAGACTGCTGAACGATGTGTGTGTCTACATGAACGGGAAGGCCCGTTGTGAGGAGTACACGACTACCGATGGGAAGCCTACGAAGCGATTCATCAGCATCAAGGATGTGGCCCGGTTCTTGGGAGTAGTGAAGAATTGGGTGGTCGAGAAAGGACCAAAGTGGGTCTCAACGGAAGAGGCGAACAGAAGGGCTGAAATCTGCCTTACTTGCCCCAAGCACCAGTACATTGGGTGTTTTGGATGCCATGGGGTGCTTGAAGAGGTTTCCCAAGTCCTAGGTAAGCCAGCAACAGAGGTAGATACGAGACTTCAGGGATGTCAGGTATGCGGCTGTCAAATGTCCGTTAAGGTTTACCTTCCAAAAGAAGTCATGCAGGATGACTCGCTGGAATGGCCGGATCACTGTTGGATGAAAGGTTAGAGGGCTAACCTAAAGAAGTTTTTGAGGTTTCCTTGGCTTTCAATAATCGCATTTGAGCCTCAGCTTCACCACGAGTCTTGTAATCAATTAGACAGTCCCACAGATCGTAGGCATTGCTCCAGAACGGCCACCACCAAAACTTTCCCTGAACCCAATAACGGGAATACTCAGGATAGCCCTCAATATGCTTCTCTTTGATTCGGAATTTCATGGCTGTTTCTCTATTACGATTTTCTCCCACTTCTGACCTTCCATCAGGCCCGCCGTGAAGGCCATCTTCCAGCCTTGGCTTGTCTGATCGACTGCGATGGATTGTCGCATGTGGATTGGCAGTTGTAGTTCAATACACTTCTCACCGAGAGGTAATACCTTGGTCTCACCGTTCTGGAAGTGGATGGTACAGGTGGCTGTCATGAGAACCGATCCTTGAGTGCAATCTTCTGGGCGATGGTGATGTCTTGCGGAGTGCGATCCTCCCAATCAGGGAAGATTGTTTGGGGATCGAAGTCCATAAGCTCCAGCAGTGGTGGCCACACGAACTTAGAGACGTAGATAGGATCGTGCAGACACGGCCTAAACTGCGGCTTTGTGCCAAATTCAGGCACGACCGAAATTCCGAACAGTGCTCCTACAGCGGTCTTGGCGAATTCGCGACGTGTGCTCATGGTGTTTGTATGGGTTTAAGCGCCAGCACACAGTAACCTTCCTCAACCCCAAACTGACCTCCTTGGAGGATATAGGTCACCTCAGAAACAACATCTCGCCCAGTGTAGGATTCAGACTGAGGATTCCACTCCCTTAAAACAAGAGTGTCCCCAACTTGGAAGTCTCGATCATCCTTCCTGACCTCGAAGGTCTTTCTTCCAAGCCAAAGCTCATTGAAGAACTCAGGCCGCGTCTTGAGGTTGTGCTCCATACTCATAGTGTCTCCTTCTTCATCTGTTGATACTCCTCCACTGTCCAGATCCTGAACTGGCTCATGCCATACAGGAGAAATCCAGATAGGTTGCAGAGGTGGATGTTGCTGTGCTCCACTGGCTTACCTCCCTGTGTGTCTGTGAGGACGTACTTGGGCTTTGGCGGTGGGGCTGGTTGGGCGATTGCGTGCATGGAGTCAGGATTGTTCTACAACTTCAACGCTCCATTCCCAACCATGCATGTTCACCAGCGGCTTAACGACATTCTCCCATTCCTCAGGGGTGACAGCCATTGACCCATACGAGCAATGGCCCAATGCTCTGGCTGATGTCTTGCATTGCGGGTACATCAGCAGGCGAGGATCTCCTTCTCGACGTTCTTGTATGAGGTGGATTGTGTACATGAGGTGTATCAGGCTGTGGGTTGAGGCTTAGAGGAATGCCAAGGAGGCGTAGTTGATCGCCAGATGAAGAGTGTTGTCGGCGGCAATCATGAGCCACACGGAGAGCCACGCGGGAGAGTCCTTGTGGTAGCCCGTGCCTGCGCAATTCGCCCAATCGTGATTCCGCTTATCGAAGCGCGGGAACATTGGATCTTTGATCCAGCGAGGTGCAAGGAAGTTCTTCGCCCAGCACACATACCGAGCCAGCCGGAAGCGGTCGATCAGGAAGTGAGTGGACCAGATGACGAGCACTGCGGGGATGCTGCCGATGAACAGAAACGGCAAGCTGTAGACTGTAGCGTGACAGAGAGCGGCCCATGAGGATGACGTCTTCTTCTGAGCCATCCAGTCACTTTGCGTCACGTAGTCCCCGAGGAGGTGGAGGATCAGTTGGATCATGCTGCCTCCTTCCATTCCTTAAGGTACTTCTGAATGGCGGTGTGCGCCTCAAGGCAGGAAATCTCACCAATGGCGTTCACGCAGGCTTGTGCGAACTCACGAGGGGTTCCGTGGGCTGTCTGTAGGATGCGCTGGGCTGCGCTGGTAGCCTCGTGTGGCATTTCTGCTACAAGGTCCGCATTATCAGCCCGAGTTTCCTCAATGGCTTGTTGGATGATTTCTTCTTCGGTCATGCTTGTGGGTTCTACTGGTTGAGGGTGTCAGCGGGGGGCTTGCTCTTCAGGTGCATCTTCTTGATTGCCGCAATAGCTTCTGGCGAAGGTGCAAGTTTTCCCTTATTCTTCTCCGCTTTCAGAAGCCACTTCTTCAGCCATGTCTGCTTTGGAGGTGCGTTCTTTTTGTCCTGTTTGGACTGTTTCGCTGAAACCCTCTGCTGCAATTTTATCTGCCTCTGGCGCTCAGCTTCGATCTCTTTTTCCTTCTGAATTTCAGCCAATTTCACCTCGATCTCCTTGAGAATCTCTTCCTTGGACGGCCTCCGTGGGGTGTACTGGACTGGTTCTGGAGGAGGCATGTGAATCTCCTTGGCCTTGATGCAGATGAGTGCCGCCTGCTTGTTGCGAGGCTTGAACTTGCTCTCACGGTGCGTCCAGAGGGTGGGATGCTGTTTCATATCTGGAAATCCTCCCGGTCAGCATCGAACTGACACTGTGCAGCGTTTAAGGCTGGGCCTCTGCCAATTGGGCTACGGGAGGAAATGGTGTCCCCAGACTGATTCGAACAGGCGACCATCGGCTTAGAATGCCGCTGCTCTTCCACTGAGCTATGGGGACATGGGTTCATGTTCTTCAGGTCTGGGTTGATGGTGAATGGTGGAGACTGAGTGGGGTGGGCTGGATTCGCACCAGCAGTTCGGGCCTGAACTTTGTGTAAACGGGTGGTACCGCCCATCTAGCGTCTAACTAATTCCGCCACCACTCCTCTCAATCTCCTCTGTGTTCATGAGTTTGGTTGTTCCATGTTCTTCATGCACCAGCGGATCAGATCGAACTCGCTTTTGATGCCAAGCTTGGCTTTGATGTTGTGCTTGTGGACCGCTACCGTCTTGGGGGACATCTTCAGCTTCTTGGCGATGGCGTCCGGCTTTGCTCCGGTGGAGTACAGGCGCAAGATGTCCTGCTGCCGTTCAGTGAGTCCGTTGGTGTCCATAAAGACGATTTTACACTAAGCGGTGTTTTAGTCAACCTCCCCGCGCATCTTCCTCTCCATCTCACGGTCCAGCCTGTAGCGTCAACTTTTCATCGATCGTGGTACAAGCCAGCTTCAATAAGTCATTCACAGCCTTGGAATTTGGGTGTCCGAAGCCTCGTAGGTCGTGGGCCAGTTCTCGCATCTCGCCAGCGGTACCGTTGAAGGTGAGAATGGCTTTTGAATCATCTGGTATAAGCGTGGATATTTTTGTGTTCATCTTCAGTGTAGGGGTATGGCACGTTTCTGTTTCTGAGCACTACGGGGGTGATGCTCCTCATGACATGGGAGTAAGGAATCTCAACGGTACTTCTCTGAAGTCGAATCCTCCAGCGACCTGCTTTTCGACAAGCGCTCGTGGCTCATCGAACTCAACGTACTGCTTCTGACCTTCAGGTCCCTTGTAGGTTCCAAACAGAGGGTAGTAGGCAATCTTCCACCCATTATCACCGACTTTCCCGGCGTTCTTCATGTGGTAGAGGTTGCCGATCTGGTGAGATTGCCACAGTGGATCAGAGAGAGCAGATTCGAGATGCGTCATCCTGGTGTCTTCCTTGTTTTGAGTATCTTCCTCGCCTCTTCAGCCATGGTGGGGCTGGTGGTCATGGCTTCTTTGGCCACCTTTTCTTTCTGGCCTTAGCTAGGCGCTTGGTGCGCGACTCAATCTCTTCCGGTGTGAGCGTCTTCGGCTTACCTTTGCCAAGTTTCCCTAGGGCTGAGGCGTTGAGGTTCTTTTTCATGATTCAACGTCTGTTGGAAGCAAGTCCTCAAGCATGAAGCGTGTCTCAGCCACAACTTTATCAGCCTTCTCCCATGCTGAGCAATGAGGACAATGACCTTCAGGATCAATGCCGCACCGGCACTCAGAATCAGACGCATCAGCGTACAAGCTCTGAATATCTTCCGAGTGCCCCCAAGCCTTCTTGATGCCGTCCAGCAGATGCTTTTCGTGGTCAACGGTCCATGTGACTGTTTCGGATAAAGATTGCATGTGATCGGCGCTGAACTGGAACATGCCCGCGAGTTCAGCTACGGATTTACGATCAATGTCGATTCCAAACCCGTCATTGGCAGCCTGTTTGTATTGCTCTGCAATCTGGCAGAGGTGCTTGATGCAGCTTTCCAGTTCCATAGTGTTTACGGTGCGATGATTTTCATGTTCCTTCCGAACCGCTTCTGAAGATGTTCCCCGTGCTTTTTACATAGCCTTTTCCCATCCGTGGCATCTTCAAACTCAACCTGCTCAAGACAGTATTGCTTCTGTCCAGCGTTCACAAGCCACTGGCATCGCCAATGGTTCTCGGCAGCCTCAAGAAGGTCGTCTAGGTTGTCATGTAGAACCATGTCGTACACTGCATCGTGTGCGCATGTAACAGAGGAATTCAGAGGCACGGCATCCTCCTGCATGTCGCGAAGGTATTTCAGGTTGTCTAGTGTCATGGAAGTAGGCTGTTGAGTTTATCGTTGTCGTTCTCCACATGGTCTGGGACGATGCGGCAGTTGTAGAGATGCTCGTCGAGGAATACATTCATCACGCGGGCTAGATCCGCCTCCGTGAGAGTGTTGAGGTGTTCTGCGATGAATTCACGTGCCTCATCTCGGCCTATGTCGATAGTGGAGTGGGCGCTCATGGCCATTCCCCCGTGTCAGCTATTTTAGCCGCTAGATCGGCCTTTGCTTTTTGAAAAACCATCTCCACTTCTTCCGCATTGCAAGTTGGGCACGGAAGCGGACCTCCTTCTTCCCCATGCCCCATAGGAAGCGCTCCGCACCCGCCACACTCTGGGCATTGGTCGGCCTGATTCATAGAGGCGAAGGAAGGAGATGATTGGTACAGTCACCGCACTCACAGCCTTTGGAGTGGGTTTCGATCCTTGTGTGCTTACCAAGCACCTCAGAGCGGACGCCAACCACGTCATGGTACTCTTTCAGTTCCTTGCGCAGGATATACGAGCAGGAGTCATCGTACTGGATGATCTTGCTGGTGGATGTGACTGTGACGGACAGGAGAATGTGCTCCACGGTGAGGCCGTCGTTGAATTCTGGAGTGGTTGGCTGTGTGTCTGTTTCCATGGTGTTGTTTGAGTTGAATTGTGCGGGCTTGTTTGTTGATCTCGCTGAGGCTACCCCGCATCCTCTCAGTTCATCCGGTAATTATCCGGCAGCGAGATACAAATCTCACAAAAGCGGTTTCGTGTCGAGAATTATTTTCTAACTATCGGAACATTCCTGTCATAAAGGACTTGTTTGGCAGCTAGCACCATGGCTGGGTTTCCTGATTTTTCGATGATGACCTTGAGGCTTTCATCGGACCATGTGTGCATTCCTACCTGCTTACATCCCAGTCCGGGTGTTGCTGGTGCATCTGGGTGACCTGGTTTCTGTTTCATCGGTTAGTTCCTTTCTACAGGCTCTACTCTCATAACCTACTCTTGGGTGGAGAGAGGGCGGATCTCGACGTGGAAGCATGTCCTGCTCATGGGGAGCTATTCATGCGTTCTTCCATAGTCTACTCTTGTAACGGAGCCGAGGTTCGGTGCTAGACAGTGTACTACTTCCGGTGTTGGTGCGTCATAAGCCAGACAGGGCAGGATGAGTGGGACGGAGAGGTAGTCAGTGAAGGGCTTGGCAGATCGTCGCTGAGGCTTTCAGAAACGACTCGTGGGAGCAAACTCTGGCCCGGCACTCTGCACGGGCTTCCTAAGCTACCTTTGACCTTCGATGTCCGAGGGCAGAGCAACCGCACACCATTGCGGCATCTATCATCCCTACGCGTTATCCCACGATCCCGCCCAAGGCTCTCTGAAGCGGTTCTCCTGAAATGGTGCCCGTAGGCTCGCCGTGAGGAGTGTGTCCGGTGTGGCAATGTAGCCAATCCGACCGGAGGACGGGTGACAGACTCATTCAGTCACCACGTCTCCCCCACAAAAGGCCACCGCCTACGTTCTCAAGGAGTGAAACTTGCTGGGACGGCAGTTCCTTGAGATGTAGGCGGCGATTGTATGTGAGAAGACTCATGTCCCATTGCCGGTTTCACACGGCTACGGTAATTCTGGCTCAACCTAGAACAGTGTCAATCACCAACTTGGATCAAAAACTCTGCTGGGCACGTATTCCTCGTCCTCAGAGGGTCCATCCCAGATCCTGGCCGTAAGCTCGCGCATGATCTCCTGCCTCACCCAAGGAAAGGGGTGATCGCGCAATTGGGCCAGCAACTGGTCCCAGCTCATTTCGGGCAGCTTCACTTCTGTCTGTGTCATCAATGGTCATTCGAGGCAGGACTATGGAGTGGATTTACCTTATGGTCAATGCGGGGGTTTCCCTGATTGGGAGCCCAGAGGGCCTTCGGTACGCGTGGAAGCTAAAATCGCGCTGGAACTGACGATGACGCTTTACATGCTAAATGAAAGCATTATGCTTGCTCATATGACAACCTTTGAAACGAAGATTCGTGATCCCTACACCGTTTGGTACGGTCCTCACCCCTGTGAATTCTGCAATCGCAAGATTGTACGGTCTTCTCTGGAATCGGGCGGACTATCTCTGGAAGCGTCCGACCATGACCACCACTACCCAAACTACCGTTGGATGGAGCATGTCTGCTCAAAGGCTCCACCGCCCCAAGCTGCTGGAGGGATCGCCCGTTCCAAGAAAATGACCAAGGAGAGAAAAGTGGAGGTAGCCAAGAAGGCCGCTGCCGCACGGTGGAAGAAATGAACGGATCGGGTGTAAATCCCAACGACCTGACGATTTCAGCCCTCTGGTGTAAAAGCAGCACAGCAGCTTTTGAAGCTGTTAGACCTCGGGCAGTACGAGGGAGGGCTATTTCAAGAACTGGGAGACGGCCAGCAAGATGACCGCCACACAGACAAGGGCGTGTCCGTTCCAGCCGGGAACCAGTGCCGCCACGGCAAACAGGAGGCTGAGGATAACGAGGATTGTGAAAGGAGTGATGGCCATACCCCTACAATCGCCACAGCGCGCCTCTGTGGCTGTTTTCAGCACCATCCACACCCCTGACAGGGGAAAGTCGCTGCTGGAGCGAACTGTGGTGGCAAAGGAGAGGCTATGGGCGCAGGAACGAGAAGCTGAACAGGGCATCTGACTCCACAACGATGGTCTCGGAGCCGTAAACTCTGTTGGTATCCTTGATGCCAAGCCATTCCGTTGGCTCGCTGTCTTCGGGATCGCCAAGCTCACGGTTCCACAAGCGCCACATGGGACGGCTGATGATGGTCCTGACCTCCGTTTCCACGGAGCCACGGGCGGATAATTGCACTTGGTGGATAAGCTCACAAACGGTCTTCATAGCGGGTAAAACGTCAGTCCAAGCAAGGTGGAGCGCAAGCGGAAACGGGTGGACGAAGGCATAGCTTCCAAAGAAAAAGAGGGAGCAGAGGAAAGATCCCCCACTCCCTCTTCACTATGAAACAAGAAGCCCTGACAGACACCTATCTCCAAGGCAAGCCGAGGCTAACAGAGGGGAACAGGTGAGTCAAGGGGCCGGTTTAGTGGAGTTCTGGCCAGCGAGGAAGGCGGCTTTCCAAGCCATCTCACAGGCTTCGTACTTATCTGGGAGGATTCTAACGCTCCACCACCAATCACTAAACTTCCTCTGCGCGTCCTCCACTACAGGAGCCGTGGGAAGGGGAGACAGCCGTTGCCAGTGGGTTGAGCCTTTGATCGGCTGATCCCAAGCCCCAACTCCAACGGTCGGCCCCCAGTTATTATTGTAGCACCAGCGCACGCACTTCACTGGCTGGCTCCTGAATGCCACCACTGAAACAGCATCCTGCTCTGTCGGCATCCTTTCCTTGCACGGCACCCATGCATAGAGAGCACGGAGGGAGGTGAGAGCCTTCTCGGATTCAGTCAGCTTGGTGTAAAGCTCGTTTCTGTTTTCAAGCATCTCATTGAACCGTTCCTCCCAGCGCTTTGCATCCACCTCCTCGTCCTCGCGCTCCTTCACAGTAAGGTGAAGCTGAGCATTCAGCTTCCGGCACTCCTCACGCAATTCCTCTACCCGCCTGTTCGCAGAGTCTCGTTCCGAGAAAGCACGGCGCAGGATTTCATCCGTCATTTTCTCCGAGTCCACCCTCGGGCCCTGCTTCTCTTCCACAGGCACTTGTGAGGCAGGGGACTCCACGGGGAGAGGCAATGGGCGTCGCGTGCGACGATGGAACTGGCTTGGAATTGATATTGGATAATCGAGTTTCTCTCCGTCAAACGACTTCCAGTATTCGCCACAAAAACGGTATTCATCATCATTTGTGACACTTTCATCGAGTAATAATGGTCTCCATCCAGAAGGGAGCCATTCTTTCGTCCATCCATCCGAACGATGCCAATGATAGCCAGCAGGCGGTGCTGGCAGCTTCCACTCAGCGGGAGGAGTGGAGACCTTTCCGTCACCAGCGCACCTGTCACAGATCGCGTGTTTCATGTTCATGTCAGACAAGGATAGGCATCCTGTGCCCCCGCACTTGGGGCACTCTTTCACGGGTGGAGCGTCAGTCCCCTGAGGTGGACTCTCGCTCACAGCGAGCCGAACGCCCTCCGGGCTACCCAAAGCGGACTCTACTACTAAAGCAGCAGGGAGTGGCATCCAGTGGGTGGGAGTCATGGGCGCAAAGTTTCCGCACCACACTTTCTGGTCAGGCCAGAAAGAGGTGATTTCTACCTGTAGGCCGAACAGCCCCAAGATGCGCTGTCCATCCTTCGGCGCGGACTCAATATCCCGCCACCCCATGGACTCCAGCAAGGAGATGGCTGTTTCTAAGGACTCTTTGAAGCAGGGGTTGATTTCAACCTTCTCAAGGAAGCGAAGATCTGCGATGACAGAGATTGGTTCTGTGCTCATAGTTTTGATGCGGTGGCGTTCAGTTTCACAATGACAGAAGTACCCAGCGGAGTAGTGGCAATCAGGATGCTCCGACGATCCCCCTCCTTGGGCTGGCGCTCGACATACCCCATGGAAACCAACCGGTCGATGGAGCCCGTCATGGCGGCAGTGCTGACACCACACAAGGCAGCCAAGTGGGACATGATGGGAGGTGAATCACTGGCGCAAGCAGACAGGATGACGGCCTGCTGGGGTGAGATGCCGTGAGCCATTAATGACTGGCAGGCCCGGTAGATGGATGGGTCGAGCTGTTTCATAGTGTGTGGAGGAATGATGAGTGAGATTGAAGAAAAAGCAAGAATTTTCACTGAAAAAGCATTGACACCAATTTCAGGTCATGTAATATCCTTCAATATGACCAAGCGAAAACCACTTGAACGAAGGAAGGGCTGGATTGAAAAAACGGTCTCTTTCAAAAAGGTCCAGTTCACCAAGCTGGAAAAGATTGCCGCGAAGAATCAGGAGAGCTTCCCTGATGTGGTGCGCCGAGGAGCAGACAAGGTGATAGAGGAGGAGTCTGTATGATTGATTTCGGGCGCAAAACCACTTATTTCGCTCAGAGGAAAAGCGACAAAGCGTGGAAAATAGGCTTCAGCAAAAATCCTCATGGGAGAGCGTTAAGCATCGGTCCATGCGGGACCATAGTTATGAGGCTAATTCTTCCATTTGAGAAGTTTCCTGAAAAGGCCATGCACATGCTGTTCGCCGACCTTAGGATCAAAGGTGAATGGTTTCGGGATGATCCGAGGATTCTTTACTTCATAAAATGTTATGGAAAAGAGTCTCTTAAAGGGAGAGAGGCTCACACAACGGACATTAGGTTGACCCTTAATAAGAAAGATGAGGAACTCGCCCGTGCAATCAGCAAAGCTCAGGGCTGTAGCGGAAGGGCCGCTGTATGGGGTGTGTTCGTAAGACATTCGCATTTGTACTCGCGCAAACGTCTTGCTGGCTTCAGCACCACAAAGGCCGGTCGCCCAAAGAAAGGAACAAAACCATGACCTACATTGGAATCGACTGTGGGAAAAACGGCAGCATCTGCGCCATCACTCCAACCGGACCCGTGGCTCACAAGATGCCGGACACCGACAAGGATCTACTGGATCTCTTGAAGTCTGTGATGTTCTCCGACGACGGGAAAGCTGTGGCGTGCCTTGAGGAGGTATCCTCATCCCCACAGATGGGAGTCGTGAGCGCCTTCACATTCGGACGCGGATACGGGAAGCTGGAGATGGCTCTGCTCGCTGCCGAGATACCAACAGACAAGGTGAGGCCAGCGGTCTGGCAGAAGGCCCTGCGCTGCCTCAGCAAGGGCGACAAGAATGTGACCAAGGCCCGTGCTCAAGAACTCTTCCCTTCACTGAAATGCACGCATGCCACAAGCGACGGCCTACTCATCGCCACCTACTGCCAGCGCAAGCACACAGGAACCCTCTAAACCCAGACACCGCTATGACCTCAGAACAACTTGAAGGATGGCTTAAAGCCAGAATCGCAGCCACAGCCAAGGCCCGTAAGAAGTACATTGGGACGCCAAGATGCATCTCCCTCGGCGGCAAACTCACGGCTCTAAAGTCTGTGCTGGATTTCATCCGTTCTCACTCATGAGATGGGCGATGTCACAGACTGATGTTGAAGCCCGTGATGCCTACCGCATAGAGTGCGATATGCGGCACGAACAACGCTACGAGCAGAACCTACGGGTCTCCACACTTGAATCGACACCTATCACCGGTCAACCGCCCTCCATGTCACAGTACCGCCAGAACAAGCTCAAACAGGGAGCGGCAGAGATCCTGCGAGTGCTGATGAATGATGATGATTTTATCCCCATGTGAACCACTATGAACCAAGAAGACGAACATATCTCTGTTGGTGACGGAAAGTACACCGTGATCCTTAAATCCAAAGGAGGGGTTGAATGTCTACGTCACGGAGAGCTTTGGAGGGACTGCACAGGAGATGGACTGATCTACAGTCTCGCCTGCGCGGTATCCGAAGCACGGGACAGGATTGAAGAACTTGAATCTCAAATCAGACTTGCCTCCTCATGAGCACCTTTGTCACCCTCCCATCTGGCCTCCGAGTCAACACATCCCACATCCTCCACTACCGGTACATCAAGGAGAATGACTCCGTGGCATATACCCGAATTACCCTCTCTCATAATGGAGAGCCTGAGTCAGCCTTTGTATTCGACGAATCCATTGACTTGGAACAGATGGACGCCCTCCTCAACCCACAGCAGTCACCCATTGTGAGCCCAGTTCTGGAACTTCGCCTTCCAAGGCCCGGAGAGCCAGTGTGCTTTAAATGGGATGGACGTTGGATTCATGGAATTGTCCAGTCACCTCAAGTTGAGGACGACAAGATCATCATCGTTTCGGATGGAGTGGAATACCAGTATGACCTTCCCTCCTCTTTCACGGTAAAACTTCAGTAACACAAAACATCAAATACCACACCAGACATCTATATGGCCATCATTGCATCTGCATCCAGCAACCGGGTACCAGCTCCTTCAGGAAGCCACATGGCTCGTTGTTATGGAGTCGTGGACCTCGGAACTCATGACAACCCACAGTTCGGAACCACAGCCCGCAAGGTTCTGCTGATGTTTGAACTTCCCACGGAACTTCACACATGGAAGGAAGAAGTTGGGCCAGAGCCTTTTGCTGTGTCCCGTGAGTTCACTCTTAGCTTGGGGAAGAAGTCCAATCTCCGCCCATTCCTTGAGGGCTGGCGTGGCCGACCTTTCACCGATGAGGAACTGGCAAAGTTCGACATCTCAGTGTTGGCCGGTCAACCGTGCCTCATGAACATCATCCATGAGGTGAAGGAGGGGAAAACATATGCGAACATCCAGTCGGTGATGAAACTTCCCAAGGCCATGGGCGATTGCCCTCCGGCCCACAACAAGGTGATTGCACTGTCTCTGGACTCAGACTTCAGCAAGCAGGATTTTGACCGACTTCCCGAGTGGATTCGCAAGAAGATTGAGGTGACAAAGGAATACAAAAGCGTCACCGGAGACCTGTCTGAAGGTGAACTTGCTTCAGGAGGAAGCTATCACTCCGGTATGGAAAGCGACGATGTGCCCTTCTCCCATCCCCACTACCTCACTGTCGGCGGATGGTGAATACACCGGGAGATTCAAATTCCTCCATGAAAAGCGCAGGAGGACCCCTCCTCCTGCGCGAGAGGAAAAGGTTTACCCACAGCTTTCAAAGAAAGAAATAGAAGATTGGTGTGATTTACAATTTTGAATATGAAGGTGTGCAAGACATGTGGGCTTACTAAGCAAGAGTCCGAGTTCTATCATAGAGGGTCTCGGCCCTCCTTAATGAGGGAATGTAAGGATTGCAAAAAGGCGTACCAAAAATCCTACATTTCAAGAAAGTCCAAGGAAGATCCTGAGTGGCTCATCAGGAGGCTTGATCAAGCTAGGGAGTTTTCAAGAAAACATCTGGCCCTGAGGAGTCCCAAATCAAACAAGCGGCGTCCGAGAGACCCATTAAAAACAAAGGCTCAAGCAACGCTTAGAAAAGCTGTATTAAACGGATCGATTAAGCCGCTTCCTTGTGAAGTGTGCGGATCGTCTCAAAAAGTCCACGGACATCACGAGGATTACAATAGACCTTTGGATGTGAATTGGTTGTGTCAAAAACATCACCACCTCCGTCATATGGATCTGAAGAGGGATTCAATACGAAAATTATCAACTTCCACATATGAGCACTCCTCGTTCATTCCACTTCCCACAGGCTGAAATACGCTCCATCTCCGCCACGGTGGATCGCGGCCTAAGGTTCTCGGTAGTGACCGGGGAGATTCCAGACGAGCACCGTGGCACCTTTCTTGCCCTGCAAGGAATCAACTGTGAGGCGATCATCTCCCCACATGAAAGGCCGGAGGGTGATGAGCCGGTGTTTGTGGATTCAGACATCAAAAAGAAATCGCCCTCAAAAAGGCTTCACGATGTGCTCTACGTTTTCTTCCAGCAGCGCAAGCAAGCGGGGAAGTTCAAAGGCACGTTCGATACTTTTTATTCAGAGCAAATCGAGGTTCTGATAGATCGTGTGAAGTCGAAACTTGACCCAAAGAAACCGTCATGAACCCACCCATCACCATGCCCGTCAGTTCCTGTGACGGGATAACTATCGCGGCCTCCCGAGCCTGTAAACTCGCCTCTAGCAGATCTACAAGCGTCTCCTTCACTGTCGCAGGCATCTCACTGGTGGCCACTCCAGACTCAGAGAGTGACCAACTTGTCAGCGACTGGTTCAAGATATTTCAGCAACAGAAGAAAGACGTGGAAGCGCGAAGCGCCTTCGTCCCCGTGCCAGACATAAAGACCCGTATGGGCTGACGCTCCACTTCAAAAGAAAGGAATACTACCTATGGGAATGTTTGATAACATCTACTACAAAGGGGAGGCGTACCAGTCCAAGGACATGGAGTGCGAACTCACATCCTACTATATTGAGGACGGTAAACTTTTTCGCCATCAATGGAGTCATAATGGAGAAAAATGGGTAGACGATGGCAAGAAGGAAACTCAATACCACGGGTATCTAAATTTCTACCGCAGAGGTCCTGAGAAGTGGGAGGAGTACAATGCCAAGTTTGATGAAGGAAATCTTATCACGGTAGAGGAGTCTCAAGAAAACTGGATATGAGACCATTCTGCCAGACATGCGCATCCCGTGGGCTTTCTTTGTGGGAAAACTGCTGCGTGTGTTCAGGCCACGTAACGCTTCCCTTCACGGTTCCCACCCTACCACAAACACCCCAACACACCTTCCGTGGGGCAGTAGTGAAGACAGTGGAGAAAGATGAAGGACCGAAGATAGGCCGAAAAGAGCGCGAAAGACTGGCTAGAATCTTCAACACAGGAACCAAATGAAACTATGAAAGACAAGTCTAAAGACAAGTGGACGGTTACTACGAAGGAAAGTGAGAAGCCACCCATACCGGGCCTCACTGCCCCAACTAAGGTATTCACTCACTCCCTGAAGTACGACGGCAAGAAAGTCCATAGTCTCACAGGCTACAACGGACTCACCATCCTGACCGACACGGCCCGAGAATTTAACGCCCAAGGATACACACCGATCTTCAACAGCACCGTTCTTCTTCATGAACTTTCCCGCGCTCAACGCAAGAAGCTGGACGACCTCTGCGCCAAGTCCGTCCCGGACCTGTTTCCCGTGGAAAGTGAGGTGAAGCTGTGAGTGACTTGGACATGGTCCGAGACCTTCAGATTGTGTTGGGGCACGCCATTCTCTGCGGCCACGAGAGGGCTGAGTTGGAGCGATGCTTGGAGAAGGGTGGAATGACTGAGTATAAGTATCACTGTATGCTCAAGAATCACATCACGGTTATTCAGGAGCACCAGAAAAAACCGGCATGACCCCCGTACTGTTCAAATGCTCCAAGTGCCGTGAGCACAAACCATCCACCGGCTTCCACAAGGACCGGAGAAAGGCGAGAGGACTGGCCAGCGCCTGCATGGACTGCCGCCGTGAACAGCAACGCCAGAACTCCGCCAGACAGCACCAAAAGCAGCGGGAGCGGTACTCCGCCATGATCTCCCAGCCAAAACCAACCCAGACTACCCCAAAGCCTCAAAAACCTCTCAGAACGCCCCAGAATGCAAAGAAACGGCCAACCAGGAAGGCCCGGCTCAAACCAGTCAGCGACCAGAAGCGGGACTGGAATGTGCTCTACCGTGAGAAGATCGACCGGGACACCCTGTTTGGGGTCTACTTCGACCTTGGCGAGAAGGATGGTGAACCCGTGGTGGTGCGCAAGATTGGCAGCAGGCTGGGATGTGAGCGCCATCACAGTCTTGGAAGAGAGGGTTGCAAGATCCTGTTCTACGCCTTCTGCACAGTTAAACTTCACACCTTCACCCATGATAACGGCAAGAAATCCAGACGGTTAGGTCTACTTTTACCGGAATTTGAGGGACGAGAATCCAAGGAAAATCAACTGGACCCACTTGGGCTACTTCCTGAGTACCAAGCCTACCTGAAACATCACAACCTGAATAAATAGAGCAACAAACATCATGAAACCAGAACTTGAACTTACACCACCTCCTCACAACGGATTCCGCATTGAGCACATCATGCTCTCTGTGACCGTCGTTCACACCAACGAGATCATGCAGTACGACGACTCCTGCGCCTTCCTCATTGGAAAGGGGCTGAAGGAATACAATGGCGTCGTGAGTGTGCAGGCGGAGACGCTCTATAAGCACGGGAAGACGGATACGCATCCCGAAGGTTGCGACTGCGGAGAGTGTACTTATCACACGCGCATGGCTGCTATTCAGGTGGACCCATTCACGGGACACCTCATCGCGTCATCGTCAGTTCCACAAGGTAGCCAAGCCTGAGCGTGCCAACGAAGGCCCTTTGGGCTTCCCAAAACTCTACCCAAAAAGAAACACCTATGAACACACCACCCGACCCTAAGCCCTCCTCTGTTGACTGGGAGAGGCTCAAAGAGCTAAACAACCAGGCTTCACCATCTCCTTGGCATGTTGAACCACTTTCCCAGTTCGTCTCCAAGCGAGATGCTGAACTTATCGTGGCAATGAGACATTCTCTCCCATCCATCCTCGCGCTATCCGATGAACTGGAGAACCTGAAGTTCAAACTCGCTGCTGCCGACCGAGGGTTAGAGCTTCAGCAAAGGGAACTTAATGCATCCATTTCTTCTGGGGAATATAACCATAGGCACATTGCCGCCATTGAGTCTTCCCTGTCCGACGCTCTTGCCTCCCTCACCTCGGAGAAGTCCAGAGCAGACACGGCGGAGGATGCCTTGAAGTGTTTTCAAGCAGCGGAGGTTGAGGGCTATTTTAGCGAGGAGTCAACGTTGGAGCATAAAGCGGACGTTTTCCAGCGTCGTGTAGCCATTGGCCTTGCAAGAATGTCCAGCGTTTTCACCACTCCCTCAGCCCCAGCCACGAGTGGGGTGGAAGCGGAGGCGTCTTTCTTTGCCTTCTACGATAAGGAGAGTGATGAAATAGAGCTTTGTTACACTCCCAGTTCACCGGACGGGAATGGTGTCTATGCAACCCCATATTATGCTGGAAAGTCACCATACGAGCCAGCGCCCACCCCAGCCGTCAGGGAGCCCCTTTCGGGAAGCTAGCGCCTTCGATTACCTCACCCGTGAATAGCAACCTGCACTGGACTGACGTTTTACCTGCCGTGAACCCTGACCCTGATCTCCCTCCACTGGAATTCCTAGACGCAGAACCTGACCGCTGAAACCACTACAACACTATGAACACATTGACTGAAGAGACACTGAAGGAACTGGAGCGACTCCATGAGAGGTGTTCCAACGATGGAGCCGACTACGGAGATTCGCCAAATGATGTGGCGATGCTTCAAGCGCTACAGGACCATCTTCCAGCCCTCATCTCCTCTGCAAGAGAAGCCTTGAGGTTGAGGGAGGCACTGGAGAAGATAGCCAATCTTTCATGGGGTTATGATGGAGATTGTGGAGCAGTGGCAATTGCCGACGAAGCTCTTGAAAAACCCGGAGGGTCTTCGAATCCGCTTCCCGCGAGTAGTGCCGCGCCAGAGACTGACGCTCCACCCCCTGAGAGGGATCAGGAGTGTGCTCACGGAGTGCGCTTCGGCAGGCCCTGTGAGGAATGCCACCAAGAGGTGCTCCTTCGCAAGGGGTTGGACGATCACTCCTGCAACTCAACTGGATGGGAGAAGCCATGAACCTCACGCCCCAACAGCTCCACATCATCCAGCATTCGCTCGGTCTGGACCAATACGGTCGCGGCAGAGAGTATCGCAATCACTTCGTGACAGGTCCGGGAAGTTCAGACTTTGCCGACTGCGAGTCCCTCGTAGATGGAGCCTGCATGACTGTCCGGCGCAACCTTCCACTAGCTGGAGGTGATGGAAGCAACTGCTACACCGTCACCGACTGGGGCAGGATGAAGATGCATGAGCAGAGCCCTGAACCTCCCAAGGTCCCCAAGTCAAAACTGAGGTACAAGGCATGGTTGGAGGTCTCCGATTGCTACCCTGACTGGGGATTTGGCGACTGGCTGAAGGCAAACCAGAAGAGGAAACGGACTGGACATTCCGCCGCATGAAGATCATCACGGAGGCGTCCATTCCAGTCACCATCATAGACTTGATCTGCTCATCATCCATTGTGGTGACGGTCATCATCTGCATCACAGTTCTCCTGCTGCACTGGACATGAAACCACCACCCACTCTCCCGTATTCCTCACCTGAGTTCGTGGGAGAGTAAGCCGGTCAACCAAGTCAACACTACTATGAAGAAGCCAACAACACCTCCCACGCTCCCATTCGACACCGACCGTTTCCGTGAGGCATGGCAAACATGGGGAGAGTTTCGCAGGCTGGAACTCAAGAAGCCGCTCGGACCCATCTCCACCAAAGAGCAACTGAAGTTCTTGGGTGAGATGAGTGAGGACATGGCACTGGCCTGTATGTCACAGAGCATGCGGAATAGCTGGCAGGGGCTTTTCCCTGTAGCCAAGGCCATCACGACCGCCAAGATTGTCCACTTTGAACAGGGAGGTGGGTTTTGAGCGTCACAGCCAACCTCCGAATCGTGAGGGAATACACGACCCAAGCCACCTGCAAGACCTGCAACCAACCGTTCGAGACCGAGGTGGCCGAGTTTGCTAATGGCAAGTCCCTGCAAGCCAACGTGTGCACGCCCTGCTACGAACGGCGGGAAGCGGCACAACCCCAAGCCAACCGGGAGGAGAAGCGCAAGCAGGAATGGGACAGGATGGTGGGTGGCTACTACCACATCTTCGACCCCAATCGCATCCCCAAGGAAATCAGAGGACACCTCGAAACGGTCTTCAACTGGCATCCTGACAGCCCCCGTGGTATCGGCTTCATCGGCAAGAGTCGCACCGGAAAGTCCCGTGTCCTCTTCGAACTGGGCCGAAGGCTGTACGTCCGTGGACAGGATGTGTACCCTACCAGCGGGATCGAGTTCGCGGAGAAGGTGGCAGGTCAGGTGGGGCACCGTGAGGACTTCGACGCCTACATGCAGCGGGTGAAGAACTGCAAGATCCTGCTCCTCGACGATGGCGATAAGATGTCGTTCACGCCCGCTGTAGAGGCCGCATACTACGGGATGCTGGAATACCGCAGGCGATTCCAAAGACCGATCCTGGCCAGCGTAAACAGCAACGGCAAGGCCATGGCAGCAGCAGCCAGTGACAACCGTGGAGAGCCCATTGTGAACCGGCTGCGGGACCTTTGTGAAATCATTGAACTGAAGTAAACTTATGAAAACTAAAGCATACGATACTGGGAAAGCGAAATGGGATCATGGCCAGATTGTTGAATGGTATCACGGGACACCATCTAGACGGTTGCTTGGCCCGTGCCCTGCCTGTGGCAGCGTAACGAGCACGTACGGAGGGGCATTCAGTTGCCATGACGATTACTGTCACAACTCCTCCAGCATGTTCGTGTGCTCCCCCGAGAAGACGCCCGACTGGTGGAATACAGACATTGACGTGAAACTGGACGGAGACGCTTGGTGCGCAACTGGTGCAGGATTCGTGAACCTTCAGGAGTCTCCAGCGGGTTTTGGAGCAACTCCTCGGGAGGCAGTGAAGGCTCTTCGTGAGGAATTGACCGCCGTTTCCTAACCCATGGCCCGCACCCGACAACTCCCTGAGTTCATCCAGGAACTGATCCGCTGGAGGTGGTCCCAGAAACCCACCCTGAAGTCTCTAGCCGATGAGTATGGGGTCAGCCAGTCCTGCATCAGTGACATCCTGAATCCCAAGCTCCGGTTGCGGAGGAGGAGGAAGTACCATGATGATAAAAGGCCGGAGCAGGAGGTGGCGATTGAGGCGATCCCCGTCTGCTCGTACTCGGCTAGGAAGGTTTCGAGGAGGAAGGGGTAAGTCTCTACGGCTTGAACAGCCTCACGCCATTTACTGTGACAGCAGGAGGCTTATGTGGAGCACATCCACGCTTCCTCCGTTCCTTTACCCGCTCAATCTTCATCTTCGCCTGAAGCTTTCTCCATTGCTTTTTGGAGAGTGTCGTGGGTTTGGGTGGCCTTTTTGGCTTTCCCCGTGACTTCTTGGCCCGTTTTCTGGGGGCGGTCGTGACCTTTGGTGCCGGAAGATGCTCCTTGTCGTGACATGTGCGGCAGAGGATCTGAAGGTCGGTTACTTCAACATCATAGATACTGGAGTACCGAATGTGGTGAACATCAAGTTTACGGGTAGCGGGGCACTTGTGGCATTTCCTGCCGTGGTGTTCGAGGGCTCTGGACCGCAGTTCTCTCCAATGGCCCGACTTTAGATAGATGGTCCGGTACCAGTCACGCCGTGAGAGTCCGTGTTTCAGGAGTTCGGCATCAACAAGGGCTTCAGCTTCGCGTCTGGTCATAAGGCGTGCTCACAGTCTACTCCCCGTATTCTCGGGGGATTCCCTCTGATGTTCAAAACCCCTCCCTCCTCCCCGCTGGAAAAACTCCAGACGTGGGGAGGTAGGCAAGAGCAACCCTTGGGCCTTTGTTTATCCTCGCTGCCCAACTGGAGAAGCCGTTACCAGCCGCCCCAGCCCCGAGCCGTCACCGGCCAACGAGTCTCCTAGCTTGTTAAGCGCCGGACGCACTGGACATCCCTGCCCTGCACTATTGCGCTTTGTAACCTGCTGGCTTTTGGTGAGGCTGATCCAGACAATAAGCAGCCCGCCTGCTCCACTTTCGTGGCTCCGTAGAGTTCGCAACAGGCGGGCAGTTCCCATGAGGTCCGAGCTTGCTTGCTCGGCTGGAAATGATTGTTCCGTGGTCCTCATGTGTTCTGACCTACCCGTTGCGAAACAGGCGCTTTGGTCAGATGTATGATGCACGGAACCGAACAGTGTTCAAGCAGGAATTCTAGGGCGACTCAAAACCATGACGCGATACGCCAGCTTCTTCCGTCTCGCCTCCACCTCTCGGCACTGGTCGCATACCTTAAACTTGCCACGGGGTTTTCCGCAACGGTAGCAGTCACCCCGGCTGCGCCATTTGAGTCTTGATGCGTCTGTTCTCATGGGGTTTTCTTTGGCTTCGGTGGGAGCGGCATCCAGTGGGTAACGTACTCGCTTCTGAGCTGCTTTTCTCCATCTTGCCAATGCCACCAGCCACCATCCTTCTTGTAAGCCTCCGTGACTCGAAAAGAGTCAGAAAACCCCATGGACATGGCGGAGGCGTAGATTTCAAGCCAGACATCCACTTTTCGGTGATCTCGGCCACGGTAAGATTTGATTGGTTTCCAAGGATTCATAGGTGTACTTTCTTTTGAGGTGGAACGTCAGTCTCCTAACGCAGCTATTCTTCTATCGGGTGGACGAAGGCCCTCCGGGCCACCCGATCACTTCCCGTGCAGGTTTCGAGAGATGGCGTGGTGGGTGGTGGTCATGGGGCGGTGAGTCTTCTTGTCTTTTCCAGAGTTTTTCTGTACTCAGCAGCATTACTCTCGGCCATTCGAAGTCTTTTCTCAAAACGTTCAATGAGACAAGCCTTGGCCTCCTCGAAGGTCGGGAAATAACTCACATCATCACTGGATCGGGCACAGCGTCGGGAGGATTTTCCCGTCATCACAGTCACGGTCTTGTCCGAAAACGAGGCGACCTGAATAGGCTCAATAGAATCACCATACCCTCCCGCTTTGAACCAAGTGCCGACCGACTCGGGGAAGTTATCCAAGGCGTGGACCTTGCAGTAGATGCCATCAGGCCCATGCCCCGGCGCTGACCCGCACTGAGTAGGCAATGAGCCGCGCCCTCCCGTCATAATGTGGCAGGCGCATCGCTTCGGGTCGTAGGGATTACCAGAAGGGAATCCAGCCCATTTCCCGTAACGATGGGTCTCGGCGTCTTCGAGAGATGTGGGCTGGTAACTCATGATTGTGGAAATTTGGAATTAGCCCAGCACTTGGCCAGAATCAGGACGGTCATCACCCCAGAGGCCCAGATTGCCGCCGTAAAGCAGCCCTGCGAGGTTTTCAGATCACTCCCGGTACAACAGAGCACCGAGGACCAAACCCCGCTCAGAACGCCCAGAAACGCAAAGAACAGGGACACTGAGAGAATCCGGTGAATCCTCCCCGGCCAGTCCGTGAGGGTGCGATTCTTCAGCTTGCGGTGGTAGGCGATCAGATCCTCGGCTGATTTGAGGTGGTAGCAGCCGCCCGTGGATTGACTGCGGGTCAGCAGCTCGCGTGCAGGGGTCAAGAGATGGGAGCGTTTCATGCGGTGGAGTGGGTAGAGAACGGTGGGCATGGGGTTAGTATTGAGAGAGAAGGGATTTCACACGCTCTTGCTCTGCGGCCTCTTTTGCGGCCTTTTCGCTCTCACTCTGACTGGCTACGCGCTCCAGTTCATCACGGCGATCCTCAACCAGTCGGCGGAAGTCATCCTGCCACTTTCCGTTGTGAAGCCATCCGTAGGATTCGGTCCAGCCGGGATTTCCTCCAACTACCCCATAAACCTCAACGCCCTCTTCCTTCGATGGGAAGCTGCCTTTTACCGTGACACCTTCCTTCAAGGCGTATATGTGGAAGGTGTAGCCTCGGGCATGGCTTGCAGAGTAGATGAACAACCGACCATATTGGCCAGTAGAAAACAAGGGTGCGAATTGTCGTGCTCCATTCATAGTCATTTCAGGTATTCGTAGTTTCAGTGAAGTTCCTCGGGCATTACTGGACGAAGGAGAGTTTGGAGAGGGGCGACTCGATCTTGTCCGATTGCTCGCGGTAAATCTGTCGGACTCCTTTGGATGGCTTCATGGACGAGTCAGCAGCGGGCACGGAAACGGGCTTACAATGACCATCTTCATTTCCATGAGCGCAGCAATCATCGCAGGCGTATTCTTCTTGAGTGTCCCCCTCGTAAGCCCCAAAGCACGTAGCAGTCTGTCCGCAAGTGGCGCAAACGGGTGGAGCGTCAGTTCCTAAGGAATCCACTCGCTGAACGTGTAGGGGAAGGCCCTCCGGGCTAACCAAAACCTTCGGAATCCGGTCCAAGTAGTGATCGACAAGGAAGTCCCGGTCAGCCGAGGAAAGTGAGTCCCACACCGGAAACCCCAGTGATGGATTACGTTCTCTGAAGGAGTCATAGAAGGATTCAGTCTCCTCAAAGGGAGTACCGAGACCCAAAGAAGACTCCCTCCACGCCTTGAATTGCTTGGCGGCATGCTCGGTCAGCAGAGTAGTTATGGGTATAAAGTGGGATCTGGTGTCCATGATGTTAAGTGGTGTTCGGGTGCAGGTTTCGAGTGAGGGTCAGCGGTCAGAATTTCACAGGCTCCTTTTTCCAATTCTGGTAGAAGTCGCCCTCAGTGAGGAAATGGCGCTTTCCCCTGTAGAGGAAGAAGTACCAGCTATCGCCACGGCTGGCACGAGTGCCCTTGTGGACATTGACAGGGCGTCCCGTGGCTGGGTTGACGTAGCGTCCAAGGATGTGGCATCGGGTAAGTTTCATAGTGAAAGGTCAGGTCGCGGGATCACTCAGAACGGAAGAACAGAGCACGCTACAGAAGCCAGCCAGTCAAAGAACCCGGCCAGGATCAGCCAAGGAAGGTGAAGGGCCAGAACAAGGGAGACAGGAACGAGGTAAGAGGACATTGGAGGCTCAGGATTGAGGGTCAGGATTGAGGGTCAGCCGCCGTCTCGGTGTAACCGGCAGAGAGGAGGGCCTTGTGGCATTCCCCAGCTAGTCCGCCAGAGGTCATGTTAAATTCACGTCCGAACGTCTCCAGCGCGTCCATTGCTCGGACTAGCGCCTCTGCCATGGCAGGAGCAGCCCCAAAGAATCGGAAGTTTGCGGCAGCCTCAGTGTCATCTTGCACATACCAATTCGTTTTCTGGTAGTATTTTCCCGTGCCCTTCACCGTCTCAACGGTCAAGAGTCCAACTCGCTCCGGTCCGGGCGTCCAATTCTTCGTAATGGGTGGTGGTGTCAGCGATGTTTTCATAAATGAGAATGGTTAGAGATTCGTTTCTAGCAGTCGGTCAGCATCCCCGCTCCCCTGACCCTCCTAGAGCTAGAAAGCCTCTAGGAAGGGCCAGGATTGAGCAGCAGAGGGGAGCCAACCAGAGGTGACTGGCTCCCAGCGTGGTCAGGGGTCAGCCGTTTGCTTTCACCCATTCCTTAGCGTCCTCCATGTCCTGAAACTTAGGAGTGTCCACGTTCACAAGGTCAGTTCCCGTGAACTTGCGGAAGGTGACGCCCATCATGCGACTCTGGCCGTTGTCATTCCAGTAGGATGGGGCAGCGACATAGAAAGCGCCGGATTTTCCCTTCCAGACACGGAAGGAGGACATTCTCTGACCAAAGAAACGGAGCGTTTCCCGGCTGAAGAAATAGGGTGAGGATTCACGGGTGGCGAAGGAGATGTCTGAGATGTTCATAGTAGGTAAAAAGTAGGTGTTTGAATGAAGGGTGGAACGTCAGAGTGCTGACTTAGCTATGGTCTTGAGCGTGGAGGAATGGCCTTGGGCCTTCCCTAACTGGTTCAGGCAGATGGAAGGGAAAGAGCGGCGCGGGCAGCTTCAATGCGCGCTTCCTTAACTCGGATGGTGTCCCAAACATCGCATTCACGAAAGTCACGGCGGAGAGCTTTCAAGTCTTCAATCGCCACAGGCAGAAGGCTTTCCAGCGCCTCTGTCAGTGCTTGGATCTTGGCAAGGTGGGCAGCGTGGGGAACCGCTTCCTGCTTTAGAAATGCCTCAGCCCTTTGCAGGGTGCCCACGGCGTCATTTGGCGCAACGCTATTGAGGTGCCCACCGTCCGCAATCATCTTGCCGAGCCACATCGCGCAGCGTTCCACCACCTTCACGGCGTCCAGCTTGTCTTTTGTGGATCTCTCAACGGGTGGAACGTCAGCCGATGACGAATCCAAGCCGGACGCGGGAATGCGAACGGCCTTCGGCCCATCCAAAGGGACAGACTCAGCAGGGGAAGGGGAGAGGGATAGTTTCGATTTCATAGTAGGGTAGTGGGGTAGGTTTCTGAGGTGGTGGGAGATTAGGGAAGGATGGCAATACATTCACCCGTGAGCTTTTCGTGAAGCCTGTGCATCATGTAGAACTTGTGATCGTTCTTTCCTTGCCTGCACTCTTCAGCGTGGACGAGGCTTTTAGCTAGAAACTCGTCTTTCTCAGCCTCGGTGACGTGGGAGGCGTAATGGTCGTCCTCGCGGATGCCGTGAGCGTTTTCAATGTAGTCAGCACACACGGCTTCGCGGGCGGCTTGCAATTCTTCAGCGGAGTATTCAGAGAGGCGTTTCATAGGTGAGTGAATTATTCCACAAGTCAGACTTAAGTAAAGAAGAAAGTGCAACTATTTTCAAGAAAGTTGATTTCTCCTACTGAAACACGGTGAATAGTCACCTCACTAAATAAGTCTTGCGTTACTTCTTTACTCAAGTACAATGCTTAATTATGACAGCAACCAGCGAACCGAAACAGATGGGAAGACCCAGGAAGCACAAAGAGCCCTTAAAGAACTGCAACCTCAAGGTGCCTCAGTTACTTCTGGCCCGATTTGACATGATCGCAGCCCGTAAGGCGTGGAACCGCCCCCAGACGCTTGAAGCTCTTGTGGACAAGTGGGAGGGAAAGGAATGAGCGCTCAAAGCCCATCTTGGACAGAGCTATTAAGTGTCATAGCGTTCATCATCGTCACAGTCATTAGTTTCATGGTCGCTAAGCAACGGGACGACCTGAAAGCGGAAGCGGTCCAGCGCGGTTTCGCTGAATGGGAGACTAATCCTCATGGCGTCTCTACATGGAAGTGGAAAACGTCAGTCCCAAACGGCTAGCTACCCGCACACTGCGCAATCGAAGGTCCTTCTGGACTATCCGAAACAAGTCACAACCAACTCAATAACAACACTATGGATCAGACACCACCAGAGAAGATGATAGAGAAAGTGAAGGAATTGCGCGACTCCTTCCAAGCGAAGGCGGACGAAGCTAGAAATCTGTCTTACGATGCTGGAAGAGAGGGTAAATCGTACTGGATTCACCGGGAAGACGAGAAGAGAAACGAGGAAACCGCCGAAATGCTCCAAAGTGTCATCCTTCATCTAGAAGGAGCACAAGCAGACAAGGGATGGCAACCAATCGAGACAGCCCCGAGGGATGGTGCGGAGATCCTCGGATGGCGTGAGGATTGTGGCACGCTTCTAATTCGGTGGACAAGTCCTGCGGAGTTCCTGACACAGGCTGAACTAGACAACTTTGAGGGTTCGGACGCACAGCAAGAAGACTGGTTCTGCGCTGACTTCGTACATGGCAGCCGCTTGGAACGAGAAGAGGTTCCTACACACTGGAGATCCATTCCAGAACCACCAGACTCCGCCATGGCAGCACAAACAGAGGGAGAACGGCCATGAGTGTGGAAGAGCTAAACAAGCTGTCAGACGAGGCGCTACGAGTTCTCTGCTCAGAGTTGTGTGGGTGGAGGATAAAAGAGATGCCCGCCGGGTCGCTTACTCCAAACGGCTGGTATGAACCGGGCGGTAAACTTGTCTGTCCAGAGCTTTACGGACCTAGTTTTCTCCCCAACTACTCCACAGACCTCAACGCCATGCATGAGGCGGAGAAGACTCTTAGCGATGAGAATGAGAAGGGTGAAACAGAGCGGATGGAGTACCTCTACAATCTTGTCCGTGTAATTGCTGGATATAAGCCAGGATCGTACATGCACTGGAGCGACCTTGGGGCGCATTCTGACTTTTCCATGGCAACCTCCCGCCAACGGTGCATCGCCTTCATTGCCACAAAGCAGGCGGAACGTCAGAGTGCAGACGAATCCACTCGCGGGCAAGGTAGGCGAAGGGCCTTCGGCCTACCCCAAGAAGTCAAACCAGAGCAAGCACCATGAAGCCACACCATATTTCAAGACGCGACCTCAACCGACTGGAGACAGCTCTGGAAGACTGGCTGCACACCTACGCGACAGAGTTTTGCGACCGCCGGAGAGTCCACAGAGCTAGAAAGAGGATTTCGGACAATGGCAGCACCTTGGCCTACATCACAGACCACCTAGAACTAATCAGGCGCGTGAAGGCTTCTGGAACGGCTCCTATCACCCCTCAACCAGCAAAGACCTCCCAGAAGGGCTGAGAATGGCAGGAAACGGGGATTGGGAGCATCCTGTAACATTTCGACCGGACAAGCCTTCAAAACCCCAATAACACCTCTTTTTAACAGAAATAACCTTAGAATCGTCTTTCACCTCACAAACGGTCAATGTACCAGAAACAACCAAAGACCTCTGGAAACGGCCTTAAAACGCAAAAGAGCATATGAAGACACCCACGAACTTACAAGGCTACCAAGCAGCGGACAAGGTGGTGGAGGATCTCATGCGGTCCTCCCATGAGGTGCGACCAAAGAAGCAGGGAAACCGAAAGAGCGCCGATTACCGCTCAGGATATGCAGACGGATTGCTTGCTGCACACTGTCTTCTCGTCATGGGTTCCCACCCCAAGCAGAATGAAAAGGAGATTTGGGAAATCCTGAAAGCCGACAACGCACAGAACAGCGCTGAGAGGGTGGACGAAGACCCTCCGGGTAAACCAAAAGCCCTTGCCAGTCCCCAAGCTCTATGTCACCCTAAACGAAGCGACAGAGCCCAAAGCGTCAGTTCGGCGAAACGTTCCAAGTGCAAGTCAGGTAGACGAAGGCGACAGCCAACCAGAAACTTCCCATAGCAAGAACAGTAACACCTAAACAATACTGAATCATGGTAGAGAGAAGTGAGGTTGGGATAAGTGAAGAGTCTAGCGAGACCTGTTCAGAGACAGGCTTTCAATCCCAAGAGTTGACTCTCCCTCGCGCGTGCGCCCGCGAAGGCGGTTGGTCACCCTCAGAAGCGACTCTGCTCACTAACCCTGAGGCTATTGCATGGCCAGATGGACTTAAGAAGTGGCATCACAAGTTCCTTAACTCCCTCATGGTGAGGCCAGTCGTAGCATTTGCATGCAGATCCTGCAACATCTCAACGGCCATTGCCTTCCGGGACAAGGGAGAGAATGAAACCTTCGCAAAGTGTTGGGACCAAGCACTTAACGCAGGATGGGAGAGAGTGGAAGAGGCTGCTCACGTCCGCGCTGTTGACGGCGTAGAGAAGGCTATCTTCGGCAAAGATGGGCAAGTCATTGGTACTGAGGTCAAATACTCGGATGGACTGGCTGAACTGCTCCTGAAGGCCAACAAGCCAGAGAAGTACCGGGAGAACAGCGCCCCACAAGTGACTGTCAACGTGCTCAACTGGAGCAACGGTGGAGCAGAACTACCTCAGCCTGTGGAGGATAAGAGAGAAGTGATTGAGATGAGCAGTGAGGATTGTGAACTGTTGGGTGATGAGTGAGTAGGGTATAACTTGATACAATAGCCAAATCCTTAAATAGGATTCGTTCATCCTCAACCACTTACACCTAGATGGTGTATCACACCGCTCCAGTCTCAACAGCGGAGTCAGGCAAGGATCGCCCAATCCACACAGATGGCCTCCAAGGGTGGCATGCTGTAACTGGCTGTAGTACAGCGGAGTATCACCAAGACGCAGCAGCGTGGCTGTGTGTGCGTAGGAGAGGGTATGAGGTGATGTGAAGGGCAGATGGGACGGCACCGGTCCCCCGACCAACCCAAGCCGGGACCGCAGTGCTACCCAACATGCTTGCCGAAATTTCTCTGTACTTCCCTCACTTTGAACTGCATTCTCATTATTAAGAGACGGTTTGCCTTTCCTTTTGCTCCAGAAATTTTCCTGTAGTTCTGGGACTTGCCTCTCCTTTGCCCTGTAGATGGCCTAGGAGACGTCTTACTTGTTGGTTGGGCTCTTACTGAACTCTTGAGTCCTTCTCTCTTCCTAGGGTGTTTCTGTGGAAAACCCGGAGGGTCTTCGAATACCTCAGGGGTACTGGCTACGTGCAGGAACTGACGCTTGGCGTGCTCAGGACCTGTTAAAGCCCTCGTTCTGAGCAGTTATGGAGATACTTCCACAGGCTGGTAAGGCTGTACGGGTCGAACTTTCCCCTCTCACGATCCTTCTGGCACGCCTCGGAAGACTTTCCAGCCGCAGCGGCGATGTCGTGAATAGAGTATCGGAAGGGTTTTTTCGGGGTTTTCCCGCCTTTCCGTCCACGTTGGCGTTGCTGTTCTCGTTCAAAATCCGTCATCGGCATGCCAAATCGTACCTATTTTGTCGGAGAAATCCAGCTTTATTGTTGACTTGTCGGGGATGGCCGATAGTATGGACGACATATGGAACAAGAAAAAGTCACCAAATGTGGAGGTTGTGGGAAGACAATACCGTACGAGCGGAATACAAAGCGCGCATGCTCTGTTCGTTGTCAGAAGCGTATTCAGAGAGGTCGGAAAGGACCTTCGGATGCTGTGGCCCAAAAACTACTGGACGACCTTGATCGCAGCCTCAAGGCCGCCACAGCTACCCCGCTGCTGGACATGATCCGTCGAGAGGTGGGTCACAAAACATTCGAACAGGCTACCTTGAAGCTGGGAACCTTCTGCATTGAGGACATCCGACGTTCCCAAAACCAAATTAAGTACCTAGATGATATGGTGAGGAAAGCAACCTACTTGGTCGGCAAGACTATTACTCGGGTTACCGTAGACCACGCTGAACAGCCTGATCCCTTTGGTACCCTATACAACATCAACCTCCACTTTTCATGAAACCCAAACCCGTCTCCCACGTCACTGCCTTGAAGCAGAAGGTGATTGAGCGGATCAAAGCCAAGTCTGGGAAGGCCCAAGGCCATTCGACTACCTCCAGCGCGGGTAGTGACCTTCCTGTGCCTGACGTTCCGCCCGCTGGGTGGATCAGGAATCCTGAGTACGACAAACTTGGCCCCAGCGCTGATGTGAAGTTTGTCTTCCATCCCAAGGTCCTTCAGGTTGTGAAGGCTCCCGTCGAAAACCACGGTTCCGTAAACGACTTGGCCCGCTCTGTCATCTTCTCACGGGTGAAGCAGCCTGTTTCCACCGATCTCTCGAAATCCCAACTTCACTCCAGCAAGGGTCATGAAGCTGAGCGGCAGGGAAAAGCAACTTCTCAGGATTCTGGCACGGGGCCTGAGTAATGCGCAGGCGGCTGCTACCATGGGCATCTCCCCTAAAACTGTCAGCGTCATGAAGGGCAATGTCCGCAGGAAGATTGACGGACCCTCTCCCATTAAAACCAGATTCCCAGAATGGCTAAAGAACAACAGATCCTCCTATGAACACTGAAAATCCACTCATCGTACACCTCGTCATGGACGCCCGCTCTGGAATCCTTGGCGTATTCCAGACAGAACCTGAAGCCGACGTAAGACTTCAGGAGGCCATCGACTCAGGAACCGACCTAGGCTACTTCAAACGGGAACTTGGAATTCCGTTTTTGGAGGGACCTCTGTGAACTACCTTCTGATTTCCATCACCCTCATTGGATCTCTTTTTGTTCTTGCCGCTGCCGGACTGGCAATTTTCACAGGCATCGACATGATGCGAACGGCATGGGCCGGAGTCTTGATGCGGTGGATCATGGGTCCGCTGAACATTCTCATGGGCTTGCTTGCCATTCTTCTTTACGCAACCCTCTTCATGGTCGTTGCGTCTTCCAAATGAATCAAAAAACGACCGTATGAAAAAGCTCGCTCTAAAACTCCTTTCCCAATGGCTGGGACTGTCCTACCAGAAACCAGAGGTGTTTGTGGTAACTGAACGAAGTGGAATCGACTCCGTTTGGTTTAGCCGCCACAACGCCCAGAAGCATGTGGATGAAATGACGACCAAGGCAAAGGTTGAGGGAGTTGACTTTGGATTCCGAATCGCCTCACCGAAAGACTGTGGGAACTACATTCTCGACGCCCAAGATGGGCTGTACCGACTCCCCGCCAAAGACACGCGTGGGCCGGTACAGGTGAAGCCCAAGACCCAGCCTGCCAAGGGGAAGGAGGGAGCATGAGATTCCTCTGGAAATCCATCGTGGTCACCTTTTTGTTTCTGGTCTGCGTCTGGCTCATTGGTTTCCTAGGTCCTCTTCCGAAGAGAGTTTTTGAGCATGGGTGGAAGACGTGGGAACAAAATCTCGGAGACGACACCACCTCCCACCCCAAGCAAGACCCGTCATGATCGCATACAGCACCATTCGCGACTTTCTTTTCCAAGAGCGTAGACGCATCAAGGGGCTAGGTGGAGACGACATTCCCGTGGGGAAGATCGATGACTTCATGTCACGGTACGATGATTGCGTGACAATGCGACGAGAGAACGTGGAGGCTGTCATTCTCGACTTCCTGAACCCCTACGAACTCACGATTCCAGCCAAATGGGCTGAACACTGCAAGACCTTGAAGGCAGCACTTCTGAAGTCCTCCCGATTCACCCGTCTTCGTATGTCCCGTGGACTCCCCTTCAAATCACACCGCCAACCTGTATGAAAACTGATGACAAGATAGCCATTCTTGAGGGCACGATTACCCTCCAAGAGGAAGAGAACGCCAGATTGCGAGCACAATTGGACTGGTTCGCCCTGTCTCAGGACCAGTGGCGAACCAGATACCTTCTTGAACACCCTGAGGCGGACAACTGGGAGTCTGTCTCAGACATGGAGCCTTGAAATTGTGCCGCCATGATCCTATCCCAACTAATCTCTGAACTACAGAAGCTACAGGCCCGTCTCAAATCCGCGTGGGCTCAATTTCTCCGCCATCGCCGTGAGCAACAGTGCCTGAAAAAGTGTGGCAACGTCACATACTGCCCACGCTGCCGTGAGATCCTCACCGACAAAGGGCGAGTCCTTGATGACTCAGGCGGTGTGGTGACCATGCAGTGTCCGTGTGGATTGAACAGCCGTTGGCTCTTTGACGCGCCCTGCCCGATCCTTCTCCCTGAATCTTGAACCTCACCCCAACCCTCTCCTGCGCCGACTGGCTGGCGCTGGGGAACCAACCGATACCCGAAACGATAATGAAAGGAATTGAAAAAACCGAAGGCGTCTGCGGAGGATCTGCCTGCATCGAAGACACCCGTATTCCGGTCTACGTTATCTACGGTCTCGCAGTGCAGGGCGCGGACCTGCATCAGATCACCATGGCTTATCCTCACCTGACCATGATCCAGATTTCCACAGCGTGTCTGTACGCAATCCTCCACGAGGACGAAATGAAACGTGAACTCAAGGAGAACGAACTACCATGACCCCTGACACCACACCTGCACCTATGACGCTGGAAGAGACCAAGCTGGCGCTAGGCTTGTACATCCGAAAGCATGAACGCTCAGGGACCAAGGAGAGCGTGAGCATGAAGCGACTTCTTGACGCAGCCCTCCACCACCTAGAGACAGCAAAGCGGGACAGTGAGAGGAAGGTTAGACTGGCTAATCTCTCTACCCCGATGAAGGACTCTTTTCCCAAGATCTTCGAAGGGGAAGAGGTTGTGCTTGATGTCTGCGAAACTATGCCTCGGTGGGACTGCGTGGACGACAAATGGGTACAGCGAAAATTCGGAACTATGGAGTACGAAAAAGCGCTATTTGAGGACATCATCGTCTTCCATGACTTCGAGAGAAAAGATGGAGCGGTGATCCGCGTTCGAAGAACTGACGCCGCCATGTCCACAAAGAAGGAGGGAGGCTCGTGAAGGCCTACTGCGTCGATGCCAGCCCGTGTCCTCCTGATCGCATTAGTGAGCATGAACTGGTGGAGGGGGCGCTCTATAACATCGAGTACGTGGATCCTCCGCGCTGGCCCGGTGACGAATACGCAGTGCGTGTAACGGGCAACCGGACGTGGTGGATCAAATCCGGCAAGGAATCCCTCTGGAGAGCCAGCCGCTTCTGTCGTCCCAACCGGCAGCACGACATCTCCATTGACCTCAGCAAACCCAAGCCAGAGCCGGTAGAGAGCGGCTTTGATGTCGTATGAGAAAACAAGACATGGCAGACGTATCCCGACGCCTCCGTGAACAATCCAAGCGAACCATGAAAACACCTTCTATTCCACAGGCCCTAGATGCCCCTCCTTCCATGCACGAAGGACGACGCTGGAGATCCCGTCACCAGAAGAAGAACCTGACATGGTGGATGGGCCTCTTCCTGTCCTTGGTCTGGCTCTACGGCGTCTACCGTGCTCTACGGGCCTTCCCACTGCTTCCTGACATCCACCACTCACCAGAAGCCTTCTGGGAGGTCATCGGTTCAGGACTGGCGCTACTGATGGTGTCTGTGGCACTGATTGTATGGGCTGTGAAGAAACGGCAATGAACCAATCCGAACCATTCCATCCACAACTGATGCGTCCATCCAGACAAGGGGAGCGGCCTCTGTTGTTTGGATTTGAGTGTGACCATTGCGGGACTGTCTGGATGCAGGAGATGAAAGATGGCATGTGTGTGGGAAGATGTCCCTCATGCAACAAGCCCATCACCTCCTTCACGGCCATGACCATCCTCAAGGAATGGCACTACGGAGAACTGATTGCTTACTCCTGACTACTTCCCCATCTTCGCCCGAAACGCCTTCCACTCCAGCCACCACAGGATAATGGGCTGGATCCACGGGTAAGGTTCAGACCTGTCCTGCTCCCAGTTCCTGAGGGTATTAACCGAGAACCCAGATGGGAACACTGCTGCCATCTCGTCCTGCGTAAGGTTGTGTTTCTTACGAATGGCGATGATTTTTGCAGCAAATGAGTCCTGTTCAGGCACGGGCCATTCTCCGCATCATGCGTAGTTTTGCAAGACTGAAGTTGACCCATGGGGTAGGATTCACCTCATGTCAGGCAACAAGTGGACCAAGCAGAAGGAGAAGGGACTGCCGCCTCCCTACATCCAGCCACCCCAAGAATACTACGAACGCTACGGGGCCCGTCACAAGGTATATGCAGTTCCCAACGTAGAGTGGTGGCAGTACCTCGTGGTGGCCCAGATTGAGGCCATGTGCTTCCGGTGCGCCTGTGGCGACAAGGGTACCCACAAGTGGAAAGGGCTAAAATCCCCCGCCTACCACTTCCGCCAGTTCTGCGAAGCCGTCTGGAACCACCCATGGAGCAAGAAGCGCTTCGAGTGGAACCCCTACGCCATCAAAATGCTTCAGGCGATCATGAAGCATGACTACGTGGCCGTAGCTTCCCACACAGCAGCCGGAAAATCTCATGGTGCCGCAATCTTCGCGAATGCGCTGTTTCTGATGCGTCCTGACCAGACCACGGTACTGACAACCTCCACCAACCTCAAAGAAGCCCGTGGGCGCGTCTGGGGCAAGATTACCGACTACTGGAACCAAGCCTGCGCCAGCTTTGGCGGTGAAGAGAATTTGCCCGGCAAGTTGGTGGACTCCCAAGGCTTCATCCGTTCCTACATGCTCTTTCCGGGTGAGACTGAGAAGCGAGCCTCCGACATTTCTGGCATCCGCATGATTGCCGGGGAGAAGAGTTCAGAGAAGGAATCTCTTGGAAAGCTCATCGGCTTCCACAACGAGTACGTCATCTTCATCGCAGATGAGCATCCTGACCTTTCTCCAGCCCTCCTTGTAGCGGCGGAGACCAACCTTTCTGCTGGCGCTCACTTCAAGATGCTCAGCCTCGGAAACCCCAAGAAGCGCTTTGATGCCTTTGGCGAGTTCTGTGAACCTGCTGAAGGATGGGACTGGCTGACACAAGAGAAGGAGGTGTGGAAGACGAAGCGGGGAGGGGTTTGCCTCAGGTTTGATGGAGCCAGATGCCCCAATGTGATTCACAAACAGGTGAAAGGTGAAGAGGATCTTGTGGGTCTCCTGACATGGGATGTGTACGACAAGGCTATGCGAGATCACGGAGAGTCCTCCGCCTTCTTCTACCGCATGATGCGCGGCATGTGGTCCCCAACTGGGGAAGCTGACTCCATCTACAACGAGGAGGACTTCATCAAGTACAACACCCTGAAGTCAGCCAAGGACATGCCATGGGAGGAGATCCCCATTCCTGTGGCAGCTTGTGACCCTTCCTACGAGCACGGAGGGGACAAGGCCATCGCATGGTTTGGCCTGTGCGGGTACATCAAACGTGAAGATGGGAAGAGACTGCGAATCCTA